TCAGGTATATCCGTGGGGTATATCCTGACCTTGAAGGTGTCTTCTTTGCCGTTCCTAACGGTGGCAAGCGAACTTCTCAACAAGCCGCATGGCTCAAAGAAGAAGGCATGAAGGCAGGAGTATCTGATATGCTGCTCCTGAAGCGCACCTCTCAGTACGGTTTCCTCTGCATAGAAAACAAGACACCCAAAGGACAGCAGGAACCCGAACAGAAGGTATTCCAATACGAAGTAGAACGACATGGTGGCAAGTATATCATCGTCCGCTCTATAGATGAATTTATCCAAGCAATCGACAATTATTTAAATGGTGAACTATGAATGATGTAATTATCATGAACGGAAAGGATTTCATAGCCAAACTAAACGAAGCCATCCAGCTTCTAGAAGAGAATGGCTACAAGGTAACCGCTCCACCAAAGCAAGTCAAAGACGAATATACCTTTGAACGAGCATGGAACCTTTACGAAAAGAAGGTTGGCTGCAAAGCCAAACTCGAAAAGAAGTGGAACTCTATGAGCCAGAAAGACCGCAAGGCAGCTATAGAGTATATTCCTCTCTATGTAATATCCCAACCCGACAAGCAGTACAGAAAGAACTTCCAAACCTTCCTTAACCAGCGAGGATGGGAAGACGAACTTATCGGAGCAACACCACCGCCAGCAGCCATAAATGAAAAGCCTTCTGAAATGAGTCAGCTCATCGCTAGAACAAAAGCCGAATTGCAGAATCTTACAGAAGAAGCACAGGACAATAAACTTCGCAAGCGAATATGCGGAATGATTGAAGTCCTAAAGAACGACCCACAAAGTTCATGTAGAATCCCATTGGAGATATATCGTGACAACGGAACAATGGAACATTTGGGCATCCAGTGGAATCCGTAACATCTACGAAACCGTTTACCACAATGATACAAATTAGTAAGTACAACAAGCAGCATCCCCTCAGAGTCTTTGAAGCATTCGCTGGGTATGGCAGCCAGAGCCTAGCCTTCAAATACCTCAAAGAAAAGCATCCTGAGTTCGACTTCAAGGTAGTGGGCTACTCCGAGATTGAACCTTCCGCCATCCAAGCCTATAGACTTCTTCATGGCAGAGAAATCCCAAACTACGGAAACATCGCCCTTCTTGATTGGAATGAGGTTCCCGACTTCGATTTCATCAGTTGGTCTTCTCCTTGCCAAGACTTTTCAAACGCAGGACTTCGCAAGGGAGCAGAGGAAGGTAGCGGCACACGTTCTTCTCTTATTTTCCAAGAAAGGAGAATGTTGGAAGCCAAGCATCCTAAATATGTGATGCTCGAAAACGTGAAAGGTCTTCTATCAAAGTCAATGAGAAAGTACTTCTTCCAATATCTGAAAGACCTCGACTACTTCGGTTACACCTCCTTCTACAAGGTTCTGAATGCCAAAGATTACGGAATCCCTCAAAATCGTGAGCGCATCTTTGTCATTTCCATCCTACGCACAGAAGACGAACCGAACCCTGAGTATCACTTCCCTTCGCCTATCAAGTTAGAGACTACGGTTGAGGACGTCTTGGAAGACGATGTATCTCCTGAATATTTCATGTCTCAGCCACTTCTAGAAAAGTATCTCTGTAAAGCAGACATCAATGAATCAATCGAAAAACTCTACCCCGAAGATTTCAATACCGAAAACTGCTGATGGCTGCTCTGTTGCTGTCACCTCTAGTTTTTCTATGACCAGCGTAATGAATATGCTAGACACTGGTCATTATCCAAAGGGTGGAGTCTTAATCATCAAGAAATTATAATGTGCGACAAAATTATAAAGCTAGCAAACCTCCAAACAAAAGGCAGAATAGAGCAGCAGACCAGAGTCTATTCCACCAAGGGAATCTCTCCTACTCTCAATTCAGCTATGGGTCACGGAGGTAACTGCATCCCACTATTTTTAATCGTAAAGGAGATATGATAACAGGAGGTAAGAGAATGAAATCCCTGCTTCTATCGGGGAAGGTGAAACCTGATATGGGGGGGCAAGTCTTAGACTTATATAATCAGCAAGTATATCAAGGCATCGCCCCTACCATGCTAACCACAATAGATTCATCATCAATGACATTCGTAACCATCATGAACAAAGAAATCATTCACACCGCTCCCAACGGAAAGCGATACTCCATCCAAATCAGGAAGTACACTCCAAGAGATTGTTTCCGACTGATGGGAGTCCACGAAGCTGACATAGACAAACTCCTGAGCAAGGAGAAGTCTGGTCAACTCATCATCTGCAAAAGCAAACTCTATGCACTGGCAGGAAACTCAATAGTAACCAACTGCCTGACCGCCATGTTCGAGGAACTGATATTCCCTTCAGGGAATCACTACCATGACAAGACTGGTCAGTTATCCCTCTTCTAACATGAACATATTCGGATATATCAAGGTAGGCAAGCGAGTAAGCAAAGCCCACCGCCTTCTCTTTGAAGGCAAGACCCTTATCATGTGGTACAAAGACAAGCCTATCATCGGAACCATGATAGATGGAAAATGGTGCTGCATGGACATAAACGGAAACAAGGAAATTCTTATGTATCAGTCTTTAGTCACCCAAGTTTCATTCTTACCTTCACCTCATGAAGACAGAGAAAGAAAAAATCCTAGCCATCATCGCTGAGATTCAGGCAGAGCGTGAAGCTGCACACATCGTGCCACCTCACGTACTCACAGCCGAAATTATCAACAGAGGATGCCATCAGCCTTATCAAGCCATCAATGAATTATGCGCAGAAGGCAAGGTAAACTGGTGCAGAACCCTCAACGATATGGCATTCACTATCAGAAAACAATAAATTCAAAAACAATATGGAAACAACACCATTAACACAACAACTGCTAAAGCAGTTTATGACCAAGGCATACGATAATGCCAAAGTCAAAGGCTTGTTAAAGCCTGATTTGGACATCAACCAAGAGTTAATGCTCATCATCACAGAAATGAGCGAGACCATCCAAGCCCAACGCCACAGCCGCAACGGAAGCATTGAAGACTACAACAAGTGGCTGGGAGTATCTGAGGAGCAAGCCTACGAGGAATCCTTGGAAGGAACCGTACAATCTGAGTTTGCAGACATCGCCATCCGCATCATGTCGCTTTTAGGATTCTACAACTCTCAGAAGATAATATGCCTGATGAATGATATTGAACTCAAAAAGACAGAGGAGTATCACAAGGTAGAGTTCGAGCACGGAACCTATTCCCTTCCTGATGCCATGTACCTCATCATCACTCGCATGACCTACTTCCCTTTCTCCTGCTCACCAGCATGGATGAACACCTTGCGCTTGCAGGATATTCTGGTTCAGGTCTTCGCCCTAGCCCACATAGAAGGCATAGACCTAGTTGAGCACATCAAGTTGAAAATGCAGTATAACGAATCTCGTCCGTACCTTCACGGATGCTTATATTAGGAGGACAGCAATATGTTTGGAATAGAAGAAATATCAAGAAGATGCTTAATGACGTTGAGTGATGGTAGCAAAATCCAAGCTACCATCACCATCCCAAAGCCCACCAAGCCCATCTTCCCTGAACAGATGGAACGTCAGTTTATAGAGAATTTCAATAATTCGCAACCTCATCTAGCAAACAAGGTTGTTAAGTGTCACATCATGAGAAATTAAAGCGTATGACAGGCGAAGTAAAAAACGACATCCTAGCACTTGCTCTATGGATATTTTTGGTGGTTCATTTTTTAATATGTGGCGTTATAGCAGCATATCTATGTGGTTATTTCTCACCAGATTGGTATAAAAGATATAAGAAACTTAAAAAGTAAAGCGTATGGCACAGAAATATTTAGTTGGTGACATCTTTATGGTTGATAATCAACCAAGAAAGGTAACATGGATTGGAGCTTCCTATCCAAGAGTAGAGATTGATGGTGTTGATGTTGCTTGTAAGAATAGTGACCTAGAACCGATTGGCCTCACACCAGCCATCCTAGAGAAGAACGGATGGGAGTTTGCAGAATGCCACAAGGATGAAGATGGATTTGAATGGCATGTATATAGCAAAGATGATGTATTTCCTGACTTGTACTATTATCCTGCTGAAGAAGATTTCTCTGTCTTCATTTGTGGAGAAGAAACTTTGCCCGATGTTAAGTGGGTTCATCAACTCCAGCACCTTCTCTTCGGTCTAGGACTGAACTCAGAAATGGAGGTGTAGGTATGAGTATAGCAACACAAGTAAACCACCATTGCCCTTTCTACGGAAGAAAATGTTACCAATGCGGTTATTGGAATCGTATAGGAAATGAATGTGAGATAATAACTCGTCAAGACAGAAAAATTTACCGCCTTCGGGCATAAATAGTAGTTATATGATACAGAACATAATAAAAAAGATGCTACGTAAGTGGCTAAAGAAGAAACTATATAATAGCAATTCTTTAACAAGCACCAACGTAGCACGATTTAAATGGGTTTACGATTCACCTCTTCGCCAATGGAGAGATAGAATTTGGGTAGTCAAGCAACACTATAAGACTATAGCAGGGATTGATTTGCTTGATAAAGTCTTGGAAGAGTACCTTTACAATTAACTCTCTTCAATCATGTGTTTTAGTTGTAGCCAGTTATCATACTTAGGAAATACATCATATCCACCAACCATGTGCATAATGATGCCTTCCTCTGTATTCTGGATAGCTACAATCTGATTCACATTAACCAAGACAGATTTATCATCACTGTCTTTTAATTCAATAAAATTTTTCATATCGTTTATATTTTTAAAATTAAGCGGTACAAAGATAACAATAATTTTCGAGAAGCAAGCAAACAAAATGATATTTTTAAAATTAAGCACTTTATTTTATCATCGCTTGCTTCTCATTTAACCATCTTGCAAAGGATATAAAAAATAGTAATATGAATATAGATAAATTAGAAAGAGCAAACTTCTTAGCAAAGGGTTTGCTTCCTAAAATAGATGAACTATTAAATATGTCTTCAAAATCACACCGTAGCAAACTTGCGGACAGTATTTGGGAATTATCAGAGTGTGATGAAGAGTTCAAAGCTAAATTCAAGAAACTTCTTTTAGAAACTAAGAAGAAGTGGCAGAAAGAGTTTGATGAGCTTTAGTACCAATCACCCTCTCCTTGACAGCAGGGAGAGGTAAAAAGAAGAGAATATGGATGCTGATAAAATAACATTAGCTGCCTATATTGCATATCTCAAAGGTATGTATAAACGATATGGCAATATAAGTATTGCACAACTAAAGCATATAGAAAGAAACAGAAAAGGAGGATAAGCAATGAACAAAGTAATATCAATAGACATCTATAACATAGATATGCTTTTCGTGGTAGGTGAGAAAGAAGAATTGAAGTCATCGTTGGAAGAGTATCTGAGCAATGATGATGCGAATGAAGCATATAACGAAATAGGGAAGGATATTGACGAAGGAAGTATTGGACGGTCAGCCTTGCTTAGTAGTGGTCAGGTTGCCTTATGGGTTTCTGATGCAAACGACAAAGGGACATTGGCACATGAGATATTCCATTGTGTGTGCTTCATAATGGAAAAGGTAGGCATCTGCCTATGCCACGAAAGTGACGAAGCCTATGCCTACCTAATTGGATTCATCACCAATAAGGTGAATGATGCACTTAACCCTTCTTGCGAGTTTCCTTCACAGTAGTAGCCTTATGTGTGTCAGCATACTTTTCTGTAACAAAACGACCTGTTTTTGCACTACGGCAAAGTGGTGTTGATTTTGTTTTTGACATATTAATACGTATTAAATTTTGTGGCAATATTACCATTTTGCATACAGCAAATGACGTGTCAAAATAAAATAAAAGGAGAATTAAAATGAATAAAGCTAAGGAATTGTTAAGTCAAGCATATAATCAACTTGATGAGTATAACAAAGGTGGTGCTACTCAGCATAACCTTCTTTGGAAGGCTATGGGCAATATCGAGGATGCACTTAAAGAGTTGGAGAGTAAGCAATGAGCGTATATGTAACAATAGACTTGGATAGATTGATGTGCAAGCTGTCTAATAAAGAATTATATGATTTCATGATTGAAACATTCCGTGATAGAGTAGGTGATGAATCTCATATAAGTCTTATAACAGAAATGTTTAAGGTTATGTATGATACTGATAAAAAAGAAGCACTCGTTACCATGTTGAAAGATATGGGTGATGATGCTAAGTCTGTAATAGAAGAATATTTTAAAAGTATTCCTTCTGAATGTTTACAAGATTATGAAACAATGATAAGATATTTATAGGAGGATTAAGCAATGGCAATATATAGAGTTGATTCTTTCAAATCGTCTAACCCTAAGTTTGTTATGGTTGAAGCAAACTCAAAAGAAGAAACAATTAACAAGGCAATAGAAGAAGACAATTGGCAGAAATATCCTGTATTTTTTCCTACCTTTGAATATATTGCTACTCTACAAAATCGTAAACCAAAGCTAGTTTCACCTATATGGGTTTCTGTCAAGGATAGACTTCCACCAGTAGATAAAGAAGCTGTTGTCCTCACTACAGATGGAGAAATATGCTTTGGACATATAGTAGATAAAAAGATTGCCAAAGACTACAATGGATGGAATATTCCTAATGTAGAGTACTGGCTACCATTCGTTGACCCAAAAGATAAATGATTATGAATTGGATAGATACAGAACGTAAGGCACGCAAACCTCACAAATGTTATATGTGTGGTTGTACGATAGAAGCAGGAACCAAATATACCAGGCAGTTTAATACTGAATATAGGTCTGCAATCTGTATGCACAAGGAATGTGAAGAACTCCTAAGTCACGAAGGCTTTTATAATGAAGACGATTACGGAACAGATGATGACTTCTTTCATAACGCTATCTTTGATTATGTTAATAAACATCATACATCTTCTGATGGCGAAGAGTTCGATGAAGGTTGGGATGCACCTATATGTGAACAAGTAAAATTGATTTTAAAGGAATTAGAAGTATGACAAGAGAAAAACTTTTAGAAAAGGCTAGAGAGTTTGAGAAGAAAAATGAAAGAATCACTTGGAAGCCAAATGATTTTCCAGAGGATATGAGTGAGAGTAGCACTCTTGATGAACTTGTATCAGAAGGAGATAACATGTATGATGCTTTAAAGGATGCCGTTAAGCTAATAAGCGATTTGACTGATGAGTTGGAATATAAAATAGAAGTGGGAGATTGAATATGGCATTTCTTTGTTGTAATCCAGATGGAAAAGAGTTCGTCTTTGCTCAAAAGCCTTATCGTGAAGACATTGGCGATGGTAAGCCTTATTGGGAAATGGACGCAGTTGACTATTGGTGTGAACTGCCCAAAGGACGAATAAAGCAATTAATAGGTCACTCTCTAACATGGAAGGATGAACCTGTTGAAAAGAATATTAAAGGTTTAGAAATATGGGTATGAGACTAAGAGGAGTATATCTTATAAAAGACAAAAAAGGGAAAGAGCATTTTGTTTTTGCTTGGAACAGACAAGATGCTGAGTATATTTTATCATGTTTGTTAGGTTATAATAATCATTAGTTATGAAATTAGAAATTAAAAGAGTAACGGACTGGCAGCGTGTAGTGGATGCTGCTCGGTTCACACAAGGTAAAGAACCGCTGGGACATGAGCCTAGCGATGAGTTCAAGAAACAGATGATTCTCAGCGAGCATTCACCGCTCAGAGAATTGGAGTTCGATATTAAAATGTATGGCATACCATACTGGGTGAGCAACCATTTTGTTCGCCATGTTCATGCTCAGCCATTCGTCTCCACATCACGACCAGATATTACTGGCTCCAAGGTGTCACGTCACGATATGCGTCAGGATGATTTGGTCAACTTGCAGCTATCCCTCAACGCTCAGGAGATTATCAATATCTCCAAACTGAGATTATGCAGTAAGGCATCAAAGGAGACAAGAGAGGTGTGGTATAAGGTACTTGATAAGTTAGCCCGCATTGAACCTTTGCTTGCGTCCGCTTGCGTTCCTCAATGTGTATATAGAGGATTCTGCCCTGAGCCGAAATCTTGTGGAAGAGCAGAAAGCAGTACATTTTTTATCACAAGAAATTTCTACAAATATCTTCAATTATACCAATATATCCAATGAAATACCCAAAATATAACCTCAATGAGTTTGTCGGTGGGCACTTCGAGTACACCACTCCCTGCCCATTCGGCATTAAAGGCAAGTACACAAAGGAAAACCTGATGGTAGGTAGCCTTGCTTGCCAGCGATGCGAACACTTCCGAGGAATCAACAAAGAAGATGGTATCGTATATTGTGGAATCGAATAGTTATAAGAGTGCAGCCTATCTGCATTCTTCTTAATAATTAATCAAATTTAATATATGAATACAAAGAAAATCTCAATTATCCAGCGTATCAAGGAAAAATTCCTTGGCAAGCAGTTCTTTATTGCAGTTATCGCCAACAAGGGAACCAGTTCCTATTTCGTCAACTCTACCATCTACCGCTCTGAGAAGGAGGTGAAGGCTTACAAGAAGTACATCACCACAGACGAGCGTATGAAACAGAGCTTCGATTTCGTAGGTTATTATAGTTTCCGTTCAAAGTTCGACTTCCGTATTCCTCTTAGCGGAAAGCCAGTATCAGTAGAAGAGGCTAAGAAACTGGCAGAAAAGTAATGGCAAAGATTAAAGACCTCACTGGGCAAAGGTTTGGCAGACTGGTTGTCTGCCGCCGTGCCCCTTCTGAAAAGGGAGCAAGGAACGGAGTATATTGGATATGCAAGTGTGATTGTGGTAGAGGAAAGAGAATTCTCAGTTCTGCCCTGCTCTCAGGATTCACACGTTCTTGCGGTTGTCTCCGTAGCGAGAATGCAAAGAGAACCGTCCGCCTGATGCAAGCCGTCAACAGAAAAAGACGTGAATCATTAACAGATAAAATAAGCATTTCATAAATTCATAGTATATTTGCAAAATGAAATTCAAGTATTTAATAGATAAAATCAATGGTTTCCGACACCGCAACGATTTTGTGGTACTGGACGGAAGAGCCAACTCGGTCACGCTCTCCAAGGGTATCTATGACCACATCATTCAGAAAGAGCGCACAGACCATTCTGTCTTCGTATTCAGATTGTCTGACCGAGGTACATACGCATTCTGCATGCGTGAAGACTGGGAAGTCCTTCGCAAATCCAGCACCCACTTCACTCAGCTTCAATTCAATCAGAAGTATAAGAAGGTAGGATTCAGAAGTGACTACCCTTCCATCACCGCCATCCTTGATGAGTACAACCTTCCACTCAACAGAATGGTTCGCCTTACTTGCATCCCACGCAAGTCACAAAAAGGAGAACCTTATTACGAAATCATGCGACCAAACTCAAATTTAAGCACATGGCAACAAGACAAGATGTAATATTTCAAGGCTTGACACACTCACCATCCGACTATAATTGTCAGGATGGTGAGTTGGCAACCTGCCTCAACCTCATCAATGAGGATGGGGCACTCCACCCTATCCACCAGCCAGTAGTAGCTGAACCGAACATCACGCTGGATGTAGGAGATACCATTGAACTGGTGCATAAGGTAACACACGATGAAGCGATTCACTCCCACTACATCATCCGAAAATCAGATGATACTTGGTACTGGATGGAAAAAGGTGGAGACGGAACCAAGAACCCTATCGACTTGAACGGATTCCACGTCAATGCCGTCACAGCAGTAGGCAATATAGTTAATTTTGTTGGAGAAATATCTATCAAATACTTATATTGGATTGACGATAATTATCAGCTATTTGATAGAGATAACTTTAACTATGGAATCAAAATCGGTTTTAAAGAATTTGATTATCAAGGTGGTTCAGCAGAAATCTCGCTAGGTGATGAATTTTGGGACTATGTTACTTATGAAAGCAGTTCTTCTGGTAGAAAGATAACTGGAATGAATGTAAACCAAGTCTCAAAAGTTTTCAACATGTTTGACGCTGTAATTAATAAGACTTTGTCCGACAAAGGAAAACAATGGCAAAAGTATTTTGTGTTTGGAGTAGCAGCCATCAGATTATACGATGGAACTTACTACAGCATTTCCAATATTTTTAAACTTGACTGGAATAGTGCAACTTTAGCTTCTGTTAGTGTTGACCCTTATAACAAGAGATTTTGGTCGATTGGACCAGCAATAGCAACTTGGACTATTAGCGCAAACATAGATAACCTTGATAAAATATCAAATCTTATACAAGGCATTGATATTTTTTTAAGCAAAGCCGAATCATTCGTTAATTTAGAATCAGCAGCAGCCAAATACGTTGTACCTGAACTAAATGATAAAGACCAAGGTGAAATGTTTTTCACAATGATGTCAGGAAAGGAAGCTGCCAATGCTATAGATTCCCTATCATTCTATCATTCACTATTTATCAGTAAAGACGAAATTGGCAAAGAACTTCAACTCAAAAGAGTTGAGGGAACGGAAGAGTCTTTATCTTTGGCTAACCTATACCGTTCTGATTTAGGAGGTAAATGTGCGATTACATACAATAATAGACTTCATGTGGGGAATGTAAAAGAAGGATATAATGTTGATTTGATAAGTAATATCACTCCAGCATTATCAAACTTATCAAACGATGCACAATTAAATACAGAAGGAATAGTTAGAGTGAAAGCATCAAACAAAGAATTTTGGTGCAAGGTTGATGATTTAGGTGCAAGACTATATTACTTTGTATGTGTACCAATCTTAAATGTATCTGAAATCACATTCTATAAAAAGACTGGAACTTCTGTGTTTGAGAAATCTACGGTAAACTTGCATTCTTCCGAAACTACAGCATTCTCTTTTTACGTAGAAGGAGAAGGAAAGGAAAACGTACCGCAATTTGCTTTACCATGGGAAACCTCATCAGAAGAGGAATGGAACAATATTGTAAGCAAGTACGAAAACTATAAAACAAACACAAATGCACTTCCATATTCTTCTGTTGTGAAAGTAAGCGAAGCTGAGAATCCTCTAATCTTCCCTGCAAAGAATAGTGTTCAGGTTGGTTCTTCTATCATAAATACACTTGCCGCTAACACTAGACCAATAAGCGAAGGTCAATTTGGTGATGCTCCTCTATACGCTTTTACCGATGAAGGTGTATGGGTATTGATGCTTGGAGAAGAAGGAACCTATATTGCCCGACAGCCAGCCAATAGAGATATTTGCTCCAACCCGAAGGGTATCTTGCAGATTGATGATGCCGTTCTATTCCCTACAGAACGAGGAATCATGATGCAGAGAGGACGAGAATCTGAGTGCATTACCGATGTATTGGATGATTATCCTTTCTATTTTCCCTCTATTTACTCACATTCAACAAAGGATAAGACCTATCCGAACAAACTCCTTGCACTAGGTAAAATTCCTGAGTCTGATGTAAAGTATGTCCATTTCCGTAAGTATATCGAAGAAGCAGATATGATTTACGACTATTATGATAGTCGTATCATCGTCTTTAACCCGAACTATACTTATGCTTACGTTTACTCTTTGAAAAGCAAGATGTGGGGAGCCATGCACAATGTCTTCAACAAGCGAGTAAATATATATCCTGAGTCATACGCTACAGACAAAGCAGGAAACATACTTGATGTGTACGTAAAGGAACCTATAGATAATGTTCCATTCTTCCTTTGCAGCCGACCTTTAACGCTTGGACAAGATGCTTATAAGACCATGTTTGATTGTATCACAAGAGGATATTTCAGAATCATTCAGGAAGGAAAGTGTGGAACGGTTCTATTTGGAAGTAATGATTTATCTAATTGGTATTACGTTGGTTCGTCTACAAATATGTATCTCAGAAATCTTGTAGGTTCCCCATACAAATATTTCAGGGTCGTGTTCATGGGTAACCTTGCCCCAAACGAATCTATCAGCGCACTATCTACAGAGTTCCAATCAAGATTACAAAATAAACTCAGATAATTATGGCAGAATATACATTATTAGCTTTCGATTCACAGCGTGCACGAAATGGAGCATCCGTAGGCTATATGGATGCCAACAACAAAGTGCATATAGCTACAGAAATAAAGTTCTATGAAATAAGAAGGTCAGACTACTTCGGCTACATCATGTTAGACGGAAAGCAATATGAGTTCTTAGTAAATGGCTATTTTTATGTAAATGGAGATAAGCAGTTGCTAAAGATAGTAGAATCCTCTATCACAAAGACAACTGGAACGAAACTCGTCAGAGAAACTTCTTCCGATGGAACATCAAATGCTCGCCCATTCCCTAGAAATGGAATAGCAACCACATCGGAAACAGGTGGAACAGAGGAAAGTGACAAAACAGAAGAAATCTTCTCAATTGCTACCCTACAGCCTAGAGAAGAAGTAGCAGCAAGTTGCTTGCAGTCTATGCTCCAGCAGTATGAAAATCCACTTAACATAGACAACACCAAGATTAAACAACTTGTAAGCAAGTCATTCTTGTTTGCTCAGGAGTTCATCAATCAGGCTGTTCTGTATCGTGAGAAGGAGACAACATCGGCAACCGTTGAGAACAATAAGTACGCATCGGTTGATTCTGATTCTCTCAGCAGCGACACCGATAAACTGCTCTACAACATAGCTACTGCTATGAATAACTTTATCGCTCAGGATAAGAACCAGTATGCCGACCAGCAGAAGAATGGATTGAAGCTGGCAGCTACAGATATTAACGTCAAGACTTTACCTGAGTCTATCAAGACGGTTGTAAGTGGTTCTGTCAGCGCATCAGTAAGCGGAAATATTGATGCTGCTGTCAGCGGTTCCGTTACAACCAAGCAGGAATCCACGTCTAGTGGAACATAAACTTAGATAATATAACTATTGTCATTTAATACAATAAAGGGTAGCCGTCCGTGATGGATAGCTACCCTTGCTTTTACATTAACCTAAAACGACTAATACATTAAAATGGATGCAATGCGATTCTCGCTCTTCCAGCCGAGCGATTGCTGGCATCCTTAATCTTCTGTTTATTTTCATCGGCAAGTTCCCATAACCTATCAGCACCGTCAGGATATACAAGCATCAACCATTCGTATAAGCAATAATATACAATATAGTTATGGATATATACCATCATGGTATGCACGCTTGTTTTCGAGAATCCACTTGGCATTCTCATGGCTAGATAATAGGCATCCTCATCATTTGTCGGGGAACCTACGCATTCTTCCCACTCATTGGAATCAAAGCCACCTCCAAGCATTTCCATCTTGGTATATCGGAAAAGCATTTCCTTGCAGTCTTCTACCGCTGAGTCAAGAATCCTAGCCAATTTATCCCGATTACAATCCTCGCCCACATCATATACATTATGTATCAGGTGTAGGTCTTCTACAGAACTGGAGATGGAATCAGCATAGACATAAGCCGTATTTTTGATGTCAAACACCAGTTCCTTCTTCTGAAGCTCTATCATTACCTTGTAACCAAGATTACATGTTCTGCATTCTTTCATACTCACCTCCTTCCTTATTCGTTAGGAGCCGTTCTGCTTGGCCTCTCACGTCTGTTAAAGGTCTCATGCAGATTCTTGATGGCAACAACAGACAATTCTGAATAAGTCTTCGACTCATTAGGATTGGTAATGATGAACCAATCCATCAAAGCCTTGTTGATGATATAGTCATGGATGGAACTGGTAAGCGCATCCTTCAAAGCAAGCGGATAATTGGATGGAAGGGATAGGTTTATGACAATATCGGTATCATCACTTATCAACTCGTTAGACGCAGTAGTACCATTACCTGTTTGAACCGACTCACTCAACTCTACGAGCAGTTGGCTATACGCATTCTGAATGCTACGCAAAGCCTGATTCTTGTCTTCATCATCATCACTTGCCTGAATATTGCTGGCAGCCTCAGCATCCATGTCTGCTGCTTTTCTGCTACGCCCAGTCAGGAATGCCTTGTTCTGAAAGTCATAAATGAGTTCACTCATATACAACGTTATCGCTAAATTTTTTCTTGCCATACTATGAAATTTTTGTTCGTGTTGGTTTCTTTTTGAAAAACGCTTTATCCTTGATGTCGAGCAATAATGCAGCAGCGTTATCAGCATACTCCTTCACCTTGTCAGGTGCAGTAATCTCGCACCATTTCCCGATGATGCTGTTCACGAGGTATGATGTAGCGGAACGGATAATGGAAGGCTCCATCTTTGTATCAAATCTATCTGATAAGGTCAGCTTCCAGTTGATGTTTCCATCCTCATCATTAATCTCTTCAACAAATTGTTTCAGGAGATTCATCAATGTATCAACCGATTCATTATAGAATCGCTCAATCATTGCCAAGTCTGCATCCGTCACAAATACTTGGTCAAATGCCGACTTACCATCCTCCAGTTTGTTCTTTGCGCCTATATAGGCAGTAGTCTTCGCTACCTCCTCATACACGTCACTTCTCTTGATTGTAATTACTAAGTCTGCCATTCTTTATCTTTTTATATAGTTTATAACCCAAAACGACTAGCAAGACACAGAGTGCTCCAAATGACCAGATAGCGTATTTCAACTGAAACTGCTCCCACTTGGATAACTCCTTCTCTACTGGATAGGGTACTGGGATAGAATCTCTTTTCAGGAAGGAATCCACCTTCACCTTATACACATTCTTATAGATGGTCTTCTCATGCCATCGGTCAAGAAAACAAGTATCTCCCTTCTGTCTGAGATATACGGAATCACGCACGAAAACGCTGTCAGAAGTATGCAGCGTATCGTGTTTTACTACGTCCCGACATATAACTTTTTCCATCGGGACGTATTTTGTCTTGCATCCCGACAGAAGAAAAGCTATCAGCAACATACCCAAAACATATATCAGGAGTTGCCAGAAATCAGTATCGTACCACTTCTTCATAAGCCTACACTTTGAGTGCTACCAATGCTCTTTTCAAATACTTACGTCTATGCTCTAAACCGTAAGTACCACCATTGATGGTCTTTGTTATAGCAAGAAAGCTATCACTATCAGCCAGTTTGTTCAAGCCGTGTTTCCACCACCACCACATGGCACTCTTGGTAGCATATCGTGGCTGCTCCAATATTTCAGGATGCTCCATTATATCATCAGTCACTTGCTTGCTATTCTGAAAAGCCTGATAGTTGGCTCTACCAGTAATCTGAATCAAGCCCCTGCCACGATACTTGTAGCCGTCACCATCCTTCAAGTTGCCGAGCATGTTCTTCAACTTACCCACATCATACTTGTGGAAATAGTTCTTGTTGCCGAGTTCCTTGGTATATCTCAGTTCACCACTTTCATGCGCTATCTGAGCCAAGAAATGAGCCATACGCTTAGGTGTATCAATGTTGAAAGCCTCAGCATAACCATTGATATAAGGCAGAAAAGCATCCACCTTAGCCTTCGCATTCGGCATAATATCCAAAATCTGTTCTCTTGTTACCTTCATATTATTTACTTTCCTTTACTTGTTTCAACATACTTGCGAGTTCGTCCTTCACCTTACTCTCGAAATTACCCAACTTGGTCTTAAAATAAACGTTTACTCCGAATATTGCTCCAGAGTAAACAAGTGCTTGGCTGATGTACCAGAGCACACCATCCGAAATCACATAGTTGTTCAAGAAGAATGATAGGAAGGCAAGGACGATGCCGCTCACCACCATTCCAATAGCTGTGCCATATTGCAATCCTTCACGTACGTTTGGAGTCATATCTTATCTTTATATATTATTAATAATATGCAAAGATAAGAAATGATTCCCAAATAGTCACTTTATCCGTTAATAGTATGCCATATTTTGCTTGTCGGATGCAAGCAATCAGGGTCTTGCAGATACTCTATAGCCATCAGAACCACCATTTCCTTCATTTCATCTGCATCCTTACTGAATCTCTCCAGCAGCAGATGATGGTCACTCCTCAACAGATTCATAGTTACCGCCAAGTCATAAATGGTGTAATCAGAAATATCATCCTGATGCTTGTCAAAGGCTTCTCTTATCTCATCATCCGAGAAGAAGGGAGCCATGTGCTTAGTTCCGTCAGCATCCTCATACCACATCTTGTTGATAGCATCATCGGCAAAGTGCTTGTCGAAATGTTCTTCACTCAACACTCCATACACCATCGCACAAAGATGATGCTCCTCCACATCGCTCAACTTGCATGAGAGATACTTGCCGACTGCCTTAGCTACTGCCAACATCTGTTCAGGAGTCAACTCCTGCTGATACTTTTCTACGAAATCTACAAAATCCATAATATAAAAATTAAAAGTTTATGATGTTGCAAAGATACCAATATCTTAAACGCAGCACCATAAACTCGCAGATATTTCTGTAGCTATCTGAATATCAGACAAATACAGTTACGATAAAAACACCTCCTTTCTTTATTCGTCCTTAAATCTGGTTCTCTTCTCTCTACCCCTCGTCCAGATGTCGTTTTTCTTCCGTTTCGCCACCTTTCCGATAACGTCATTCTCGTAAAGTTCGGGCTTGTCTTCCCTCCCTTGGGTCTCCGTAGCAATACCCTTGCTGGCATTGCCACTTTGGCTGGCATCAGGTTTCCCATTGCCATACCATTTCTTGTCGTTTGGTTTGTCTGCAATCATAACTATAAACTATTAACTATAAACTATAAACTAAGCCGCCAATGGTGGATTCTGTCCGTCAGGACTAACTCCCTGACCGCTCATCATCTGCTGCAACATCGCCTGAGCCTTCGGATTGCTCTGTGATGCCTGAGCCACTTGGGCTTGAAGCTGAGGAGAGAATCCTTGTGGAGTCTCACCATTCTGAATGGCTTGCTGGTTGGAAGCAACCGATTGCAGCAACTCCTCTCCAAATGGGAAATCTCCTACTTGCAGCAACTGCTCCAGCGTGATAGCCTGATTCTGCCACAAGGTCATAAGGAACTCATTTGCCATCTGTCTGTATACAGGAGTAGCCGTACTTTCCGTGATGTTGATGTCAAACTCCACGTCTCTAATCTTCTTAGGGTCATAGCGCACTATCTGTCCTGCCCTACCCACAATATTGAAGTTGCGAGCCACATCATAGTACTGCTGCATATTCTTAACGGTCTTGTAAGCACCATCAATGATAAACTGGCTGAAACTCTCCAAAATATCAAGCAGCGACATGGTAGCATTCTGTGTCTGCTGTGCATAGAGCGAACCGCTCGTACCCGATACTCCTTGTTTCCCTTGCAGCGCACCATTCACTCCTGATATATCCTCGAAGAACTTCAACTGATAACTGAGCAAGTCACCGATACCGATATTCGTAGAGTTGTTGGCAACTTGCTGAGGAACCTGACCACTCTTGTTTGGCTTGTATCTCACCACACCATTAAATCTACTCCACTCATCGCAGAAATCATCCCAACTCATATCATCAGGAAGACAATCCTCAGGACAGAGCAGCACACCCTTGGCACTCGCACGCATGATGAAGTCATACATCGTAATAAGTCGGTTCACGTATCTCTGCTGGTCTATCACATCTTCCACGAAGCTGTGAATCTCGCCATCAATGAATGGATAGAACTTGAAACAATATGGATGCTCACCATGAGCATAAGGGGTCTCGCCTTCTCTCAGAATATCACCGAAAGGAGAAAGATAATAGAAATGCCAGTAATCATCCATAAACCACTCGGCATCAATCAGAGGAATATCCTCTTCCAGCATGCCAGCAGCCAGACCTCTCCTGATTCGGTTTCTGTTCTCTGCATCTACAATATCAGCCTTATCCTCAATATCAATCTTGAAATCGTCACCATTGTTGTAATCATGGCATCGGTATCTCGGTTTACTCTCCTTTCGCCAAACCTCAATCACTCGGCAGAGCGAAGGATTGGCAGGATTCATAAAGTCGATAGTCTTAGGGTCGAACTCACCAAATCGCTGAGTGCAGTCAGCAATCACAAAATCTCTATTAGCTGCCAGTCTGTATATCTCCTTCAACTTACGAGCCTCAGCAGGAGACTTGGCAAACTCTCTCAGTACGTTGCCAATGGTAATATCATGCACCTCACCCAAACAACTCACGTCCCAACCACGGAAATCCCTCATATTGTTGTCTATGAAGAAATTGTTCGGGTTCACGTAGTCTGTCCAGCAATCCAACCTACCTCTTCGCCATCCATACTTCTTCTTATAGATAGCAGCACCGCTTATCATGAACTCTTCCATGGTTCGTGCATCCAGTTCCGTCTCTCGGTTCAGTTGTCGGTTACATTGCAGCACCACGCTCATGGTCTCACCATATCGCTTCTCATCCTTATCTCTTGCGTTACATGTTGGCTCCTTGCTCTGAGAGCGATATACACCCAGCACATTCTTCACCAACCTACGGATAAGGTTGTTCTTCAATGGTTCGCTACCCTGCTCACGGATATAGTCTTCCTCCCTGATACGCTTAGTAAAGCCACACTTGCTTTTGAACTCAATGGTATCTCCCCATTGGTCTCCATAGCAATATCGCTTGTTTCTCAGTCTTCGCTTTCGGAAGTTATCCATGTTATTGTAATATCGCTGAGCCTCCAGCAAGATAGAGAAGGCACGCTCGTATGGCTTGTCAAATCGGTTCTTGGATGCCTTCACGCTATCCAGTTCTTCCTTGTCAAGCACCCTGCTCAACGATAGCAGTTTTGTTTCTTCTTTCTTCTTTGCCATAATTTATGATGTTGTAGGTTCAACAATATGTGCCAGCTTCCGAGCCACCCCAAGCAATCCGCTTGCGGTATCGGTATCGCCAAGACTGATGCAAGTGAGGTAGCCAGCCATATACACGATGGAATCCTTCAATGTTTCAGGCAAATCAATATTACCTTCACTAATAGAAGGCATACCCACATAGGTAAGCGATACGGTAGCCGTATTACTCTTGCTTGTGAAAAGTTCCAAGTACCGATTACCGCTATTATGAATGAGTGCAGCGATAGGTCGCTCAGGATTTCCCCTTACTCCGAATCGGTTACACTGAATCTTGTAGGCATCATCCTCTTCTGTTATTATCTCAGCCGAGCGGTTCCAGTCACTAGCCTTCACGTTAAGGAGTCTAATCATGTCGGAAGGCAGATAGACGGTTCCCACATAAGCACCATTTGATTCAGCCCAAGCAGTATTCAATTCATTGAAAGTCTTACCATCCAGCATACTGGCAGGAGCATCCTTCAATATGATTCTTGCTGCATCTACTATCTTACTCTGAATCAACTCGCCTTGTGACAAGGTATCAGTATCGGTAGGAGTCAGCAAGCCCGAAGTCTCTTGGTTCCTGTCCAAGAGCACCTTCACTTCTTTCACCAGTTCAGATACAGCATACGTACTCATTATTCCAATCCTTCTAGTTCAACACCCTTCTCTTTGGCAATCGCCAAAATATCGTCCTTGGTCTTCATCTTGGAACGACTCACACCGAAGGTCTCTGCCAGATATTCCTTGGCATCCTCAACATCTGTCACAATGTGAGTCTTCTTCTCGTCAGCCACCTTCTTCTTTGCCTTGGCAGCAGCCTTCTTCTTGGCTTCCGCAGCTTCCTTCTTCTCGTCAATACTCTCCACCAAGAAGAATTTGTCGTTGAACCAATAATGAGACTCGATAGCCTTCTGTACCTTAGGGTCTCTTGTCATATAGATACTACTTCCCATGGTCTTACCCTCAAAAACAATACGCATTCGCTCGTTACCTACCATAACGCTGAATGCTAAATCCGAACCAGCTTGATATTTCTTAAACATGATTATACCTTATTATATATGTGTTACTAAAAAAGGGATGGGGCTAGTGCCCACACCCCTCACTATTTAATGAATAATTTACAAATCTACTTGCTTTTAGGCAGCAGCCTTGGTCTCTTCTGTATCAGTTGCACTTTCTGTTGCAGGAACCGCAGCAAGGCGCATACGAGCGTGTGCCTTAGGGTACTTCAAGTACAGACAAGCTACCTCCTGAATAACTACTGCATCGGTGTTACGGATGCCAGCCTTCTTCAAGTCGAGCACGTTACGTGTCCAAGACAAGTGTACTCGCTTAACCAAGAACTCAGGGTCAAGGGCAAAGCCGCAGTCACTCATATCGAAGAGGTCAAACAACTCAGAGTGAATCATCAGCACCTCACCGAAGTCGGTCTCCCAACTCTTGAACTTCAAGTCCCAAACCTCTACGGTGTCCTTCAAGCGGAACTTGTCAGAGTCAATCTTACTGAATGCACTCACAAAGGCAGAGCCAGCGATAATCACCTTGCGCTTGTTGCCGATACCAGTACCAACAAACAAGTCCTTGGAAATGTCAACCAACTCCAAGTCTGTAATCACTCGCTCATTCTTACCATAGCCCTTCTTTATATCGTCAGCAGTAGCAACATGACCTACCTCAATGTCCTTACCAGCCATCCACCAGATACCCTTTGTAAACCACTGAGTAGAGTTGTTTTTGGTAGTATGCTTGATACAAGCCATATCACCGAAGAGATAAGTACCCTCCATAGCAAGACGCATATCGTAGATACTATCCTCCTCGATGTCAGAGAAGTCCCAATCTACTCGCTTAGCAGCAATCTTATTGAAGGTGCTCTCCTCAACCTGAATCATGAAGTTCTGGCAGTACTGAACATCAGAATCAGGAAGGTTGTTGAAACGACCCGTCTGTACGTCCAACTCACCGCAACTCTTAGCCATACGGATAAGTTTCTGACCCTTCTGTAAGGCTGGAATACCAATAGGCTGCTTCTTAACCAATTTGCCATTTACCGCAAACACAATAGGATAACCCTCATTATCCTTACCGCACACACAAAGTTCCAAATCAGGAGTAGGTTCATCGGTAAGGTCTGCATAAGCCTGATTCTTGTAGTTGGTAATCGCCTTAACACCTACCACTCGGATGGTATCATCCAGCGTAAACATTTCAGGGTCTTCTACCTTCAATACCATAGATGTACCAGTACTTTCCAATGTAGTCTCCTTGACGGTAGTCTTGATAGGACGTGTACCAATACTCCAATACTCAACTACAAACGAGCCAGCAGACTTAGTTGTAGCATAGCGTGAAATCTGGTCAACTGGCGTAGCCATCGGACGAATCTTGGTAATCTTATCGTTGATGTCGTTCTCATAGAACTCCGTGCCATTCTCGTTATAATGCTCACGACCCTTGGTTTCGGTAGCAATACCATCATCCTGACGAGCAGCACCGCCATTGCCAGCATCATCGGCAGCAGTAGCACCACCAGCCTCCGCAGCGTGACCACTCTCGGTACTACCGCCATCAGGCAGAGCCGCCTCAGCCATGATAACCTGACCATTCACTCCAAAAATAACTGCCATAACCATCATAAAGATAGAAAGCAGCCGATTAAATTTGTTACTTTTCTTCATTGTTATCCAAAATATTAATTAAACATTATATATTATCTTTTCACCTTATCGAATGCGTGTTCTCTTCTCATTGCCACGCTCCCAGATATTTCCCCTACGTGATGCCCTACCAAGCGCACCAAGGTTTGGCTGGTTATCTGTCTGTTTGGTCTCCGCATTGGCAGAATCAAGGTCGGCAGTACCATCACCCTTCTTGCGTAGCTGCAAGTTCTTGACGTGCTTGCTGTTCTTGCCACGAACCTCACCTTCATGGGCTGCATCAGCCACATCGGTATCATGGTTCTTAGCCTTGATGAAAGCAGTAATCATTTCCTCTGTAAACTTGCCAGTCACCACATTACGCATAGTCTGAAAGCATTGGTCGATGGCTTCATTCACCGCTTCCTCGCCATATTTCTCCTCCAACTTGTCGAATACTTCATAGCTGGATGGCATGTTCTTGTCATACTCCTCCTGCAATTTCTTGCCGTTGGCAGCATTCTGCAAGAACTCCGACTGAGCCGATGCAATCTCATCCGCATTGTCAGGGTCAGAGTAGTAGTCAATGGCATCCTCGCCATGTGTACGAATCAACTCAGCGTAAGGACTCTTACCTGCCTTCATTGCTTGTAGGAAGGTAGCTGCCTCAGGGTCACTGCCCAACCAGTCACCCATCGCCTTCTCATTATCCTTATAACCCTGCAAAGCCTTCTGGTCTGCATCATAATCATCATTGATTGCGCCATACATAGCTTCATCATCCGCATACTCTGTGTCGGGGTGTCGGGTCTTCAAACGCTCCAAAGCCAAGTCTCTCTTGGTCTTTGTTTCCTGCTGCTTGGCAGCACCAGCATTCTGTTCAATATTTGTATTATCTGGCATATATATATGTATTAATTTATAAATCAATGCCCAAAATTAATGCTTTTTCGGCTAATTTCTACTTTATCCGTTAATTATCGTTATTCTAATACGACTAATTCAATTATTTTTTGTATATTTGCAGGGTCAGATATGAAATATAAGGATTCACGATGTGATTTTAAAGAAGAACGTGATGCTGATATATTGAGGGCTTATCGTGAGATACTTACGACAGGAGACAATATAACACTCTCAGAGATTGAGGAAAAACTATCCCAGTCTCCGAGCTGTAGATTTTGGGTCTCAGAAGACCGTGCTTATATAGTCATATTAGACTTATTGTTGGGAAAATCCATTGATTATATGATACCAACCAGAAGGGCAATGTATCAGGAGATTTTCAGAAGATTCAAGAATTATAGAAAGCAATATCCACACTTATCCAAGATGGATATTATCAAACGTGTATGCTACGAGCCAGCACCCAGCTTCTATCTTACTCCGCAAACCATGCACGTCATACTTTATAGGGTGAGAAAGGAGGAGAAGAAAAGATGCTACGAGGAGCGAAAGAGAAGATTGCGCTTTATGCAGGGTACATTATAATAATGTGTATCACTTTTATGGGCTATGACGGCATGGGCTTGTCAGATGGCTGCACTCTTTGGCAGCGCATCAGTTATCCGTTCTTTCATCAGAACGTCTTCCATGCCGCCATCAACTTATATGTTTTCCATCAGTGTTATCGAGCCATACCTTGTGGCATCGGTCACATGGTCGCATTCTATCTCATCGCTATCAGCTATCCTTACCAATCCTCCGTACCAATCATTGGTCTCAGCGGTTTTATCTATGCCTACATGGGCTTTATTGCCCCTTACGTTAATAATAAGATAAGGTACAATACAATTATCTTAATCTATATCAGTATCGGAATCTTCATTCCCTGCATGGCAGTTGGAGTCCACATCTACTGCTATGTACTTGGTCTGTTGTGGGGTTATCTAAACGCACCGCTATGCCAAGACAAGTAACCGCCACCAAGCCGCCAGTAACCGATGCACTAGCCAAGCACTATAAATCCATCCTTCAGGAGAACGAGAAACGCATCAAGGAAATCAACACGCCCTTCAATCCCGTCAAGGGTGAAGGTTGTGGAGATAAGCGGTTCCAGCTCTTCCTGCCCGATTACCCGATTCAGAAACAGAACCTTCCTATATCAATGAAGAAGATTCCGCTCGTGAAGATGCTCATTGAATTGGGTAGCTGCAAGGCAGTAATCGAGGAACTGCACAAAGATATAGACGAGCCGTACAACGAGGAGGAGGAAATGGAACAACTGGTGGAGCAGTTTACTCGCATCAGAATGAAACATGACCCATTCTTTTTCTTTGCCGTATTCATTTATATCAAGCCGAAAGGTGGAGGTCTCCCCTTCCGCTTTGTGCTCAGAAGACCGCAGCGTAGATTGCTCAGGTGGCTGGAGGAGCGTAGAAAGAAGAATCGCCCTATCCGTCTCATCCTGCTGAAAGCCCGACAATGGGGAGGTTCAACGGTTATTCAGATGTACTTCCTTTGGCTGCAACTCATGTGGCAGAAGGGACTCAATTCGCTCATCGTGGCTCAGGTCAAGGACACCGCAGAAACCATCCGAGGAATGTTTGATGAAGCATTGAAGATGTTCCCAGTCAAGTTCCTGCATGAAATGGGAGAAGCATATACCGAGAACGAGCCTAAGTTTGTAGGATTCGGAACATCAGGTAACGTCAAGAAGGTTCCTCAGAGATTCTGCAAAATCAAGGTGGGTTCCATGCAGAAACCAACTTCTGCCAATGGTGAAGACTACAACCTTATCCATTGTTCCGAGGTGGGATTGTGGGAGAAGACGGAAGGCAAGTCTCCTGAGGAAGTTGTACAGAATGCGACCAATGGTGTACTCTACAGACCATACACGATGATAGTATATGAATCAACCGCAAATGGTACTGGAAACTTCTTCCATCAGGAGTGGTTGGCAGCAGAAGCAGGAGAATCGGTATTTGAGCCGTTCTTCGTACCTTGGTTCGAGATTTACGACCTATACCATCTTGACTTCGAGAGTAAGAAACAGAAAGAGGAGTTCGCAAAATGGTTGTACGACAACCGCAACAACACCAACACGATGTCTAATCGTGAGGAGCCAGTTACCTACCTTTGGAAGTTGTGGCAGATGGGAGCACCTTTGGAAGCTCTCAACTGGTATATCATGGAGCGCAAGAAGTTCACTGACCATGGCGATATGGCTAGCGGATTCCCTTCTGACCCAGTAGAGGCCTTTAAGCACTCAGGAGCCAAGGTATTTGCAGAAGAGAAGGTTGACCAGTTCAAGAAAGGTTGCCGAGCACCTAAGTTCATCGGTGATGTGTATGGAGACGGATATAAGGGCAAGAAGTGCCTACAGAATGTTCGATTCACAGAAGACAAGACTGGGCAGTTGTGGATATGGAGCAAGCCAGAGTACTTTGACGATTGCAAGGTCACAAACCGCTATCTGGTTGTCGTGGATATTGGCGGTAGAGGTAGTAAGGCAGACTGGTCTGTTATCTGTGTCTTCGACCGATATTGGATGATAGAAGGCGGCAAACCATACGTGGTAGCCCAATGGTACGGGCACATAGATATGGACTTGCTGGCATGGAAGGCAGCTCAGATAGCCAAGTACTACGACAATGCCCTATTGGTGATTGAATCCAACACCTTGGAGACGAAAGACAAGGAGCACATCTTGGAAGGTGGTGACCAGTCTGAGTTCATCCTGAATCAAATAAAGGATGAGTACGATAATCTCTATGCACGCAAGCAGAGCGAAGCTGACATCAAGGAAGGTCTTCCACGCAAGTACGGATTCCATACCAATGTGGCAACCAAGCCAATGGTTATCTCTGTTTTGGTTCAGGTAGTCAGAGAGCATCTATACGTTGAGCGTGACCAACGATGCCTGAATGAGTTCCTTACCTACGAGCGTAAGAAGAACGGAGCATACGGAGCCATCGACGGAAAGCACGATGATTTGCTCATGACCAGAGCCATCGGACTTCACATCTGTTTCAATGAAATGGAAATGCCAAAGATGATTCAATATCAGGCAAGAGTAATGAGAAGAAAGGTTTCTGTTTCGGCAGCAACCATCATATAATATCAATAATTAATAATTACCATTATGAAAGTAAAAAACATTATCAAGCGCATCAAGTGCGAAATCATGTACCGCCAAGCTACGGCTAAGGCAGACCTCGCAGCAAAGAAGAACCACGGTGACATCTTCTATGTCCTCCCTACGCAGAAGGGCAACTTGATGATTATGAACCGCTCCTATTTTGAAGCGTTCAAGAAGACAAAGCTGGTAGATAAAGACATGAAGGTTAGAGACCTCTTCCGTGATTGTGTCTATCATACCAACTGCAAGAGTAAGAAGGGAAAACTCAGCCGAAAACGCAAATTCCTACGCTGGAAAGGCTTAATCTAAAGTTTTTCTATTCAAGTGTTAACGGATAAAGGATAGGTAGAGAAAATTCTGTCTATCTTTGCGTATTATTAATAATGTGTATCAAATATGATTTATAAAATTGTACAAGGCAACGCTTTCAAACTCCACATCTTGGTCAGAAAGATGGATATGTCTAAGGAGTTCAACCGCTTGGTTGACTTCGATATGACTCAGGCGTCCGACATCAAGGTGGAACTGCAATGCTGTTTCGATGATTCCATCATCGTTCCCACGTCCATCGGTGGCATAGAGCATAATGTACTGGTGTGCAATATCCCATCCACCCTAGACATCGGCAACTACAATGTAGCCGTATCATGGAACTACGATGGTTATGCCATGAAGAGTGTGGAGCGAAACATCTTGCAGATTATTGAGACCAACAATAGGGTGAAGGTTCCTTGTGGAGTCTTCCAAGGCGAGACGGTTGGAATGTTCGACCTTCGATACTATATGGTCACCAAAAACCAGTCTGACTGCACCTTTGTCTACTCATTGGATGATGTTACCCTCTCCTCTACTCCTGCTACATTGAAGCTGGGCGAGAAGTATGAAGCAACGCTGACTCCAGCCGAAGGTTTCAATCTCGGTTTGGTGAAGGTAGTCATGGACGGAACCGACATCACAAGAGAAACCTACAAGGATGGCAAGATAGAGATTCCAGCCGTATCAGGCTACGTAAGCATCATGGCAAATGGCGATGATAACATCTATTATTATGGAGCCACCGCTGCCAAGAATATGTGCCAGTTCAACATGGAAGACCTTGCCAAGGTAGTTGGTGACATAGTAGGTAAGTCTATAACCATCACCACCACCAAAGAAAAACCATACATCTGGTTTGCCAGCCGTGTGCCAGTAGAGTTCTATCAGTCAGGACTCATCGCATCCCTCTACTCCACCAAGGTAGGAGACATATACTTTTATTGGACAGATGAGTTGAAAGCAGGAGAGTATACATATAACGCTAAATTAAAATAATATGGCAAAAGAAGTAATATACAACAACACGCTCGTAAGCGGAACTGCCGATGAGACCTTGACATATACTAGATATATCAAGGATGAAGGTTCAGGCAAATCCACCAAGGAGCTTCTTGACGAGAAGGTTAACAAGACAGACCAACTCGGAACTACGCAGATTGCCGACAAAGCCGTTACTACAGAGAAGTTGGCTGAACACTCTGTAGATAATTCCAAACTATCTCAGGATTCGGTTTCTTACGACAAGATTCAGAACGATGCTGTTATCACAGAAAAGATTCAGAATGGAGCCGTAACTACCGAGAAGGTTGAGGAAAAGGCTGTCACTAACCAGAAACTTGGTGACCAGTCAGTTGATGGTAGAGTGGTTCGTGAGAAATCCTTGGAATCAAAGCATTTTGCCAACGAGTCTGTAACAACAGAAAAGATTGCAAGAAAGTCTATCACCAACGATAAGATTGCAGATGGTACGTTGAAAAAGGACAAACTAGACCCTGAACTTCGTAAGACTATAGAATCTGCAACTGGTCTTCCTGATGAACTTGTAGAAATGATTCAGAACGTTGACGAGAATCTAGCCAAGCTGAATGATACGGTATATCCAATCATCTTAGGCTTCACCATCACCCCGAATGTAGGTACGATGCAGACAGAGGTTCGCTATTCTGTTTCAAGCGACAACAAGCCCCTTGTACCTGATACTTCCATCATCAGTAAGCAGATTAACGACAATGCCGCAAAGAATATCTCAACCACTCCATCATCAGGTGGAACCCTATCCACCCCAATCGAAGGAGCAAGAGAAATCTTCAAGTTTGCAGTAACCAAGAAAGGCAGAACTGGCAAGAGTACATCACAGACTCGCTATATCTGCTACTTTGGAGGGAACCCAGCATCCACCATGACCGCAGAAATCCTCAATACGCTCAACAAGGTATCAGCTACAGGAGTATCATTCAACCCAAAAGTAACTACCAAGGATAATGATTACATCTGGCTAGTAGTACCTAGTTATCTCTCAATCACCCGTGTAACCAGTGCAGGATTCGATGTAACTCTTGCTGCTCCTCAGACTATCACAAATAATCTAGGCAGTTTCAAGGCATACAGAACAGCCAATCCTCTCACCGCAGCTACATGGAATTTAGTAATATCATAAACGTATAAAGATTATATAATATGAGTATAAATTTAACAGACGAGCTTCTAGCCAAAACCAAGAAGGGTAAGATTGCCTCTGCTAAGCAAGTGTTTCTTGATGGAGACCAAGAGAACTTGCAACAGATAGGTGAAAAAACACATCAGTTGGAGGATGCTATCAAAGACATCACCGTCTCAGGTGGAGCATCTACAGCCAATGCTGTCTCTTATAATAATGAGACTAGTGGTATGACCGCAATCACTGCCCAAGGAGCCATTGATGAACTTGCTGCTAAAAACAAGGCGCAAGATGCTATCATTGAAGCCAAGGCAGAGAAGTCAGAGGTAGCTACAGAACTTGATAAGAAGTTCGACAAGGATAATATTGCCCATGAGTTCGGTGATTCAAAGGACAAGGTAGTCTCCCAGTTTTCCCTTCCATTCCGTGAAATTGAGTCTCCTGAGTTCATCAAGGCAATAGTAGATGCAGAAGACCACTTCTTATTAGGCATTCAGCTTGATGGTTCCATTGAGTGGGGCAAGGGTATTCCTGCACCAATCAGAGCCAAATTGCAGGAAATTATTAACCAGTGCCAGCAGGATAAGACAGATGTTCTTGAAGCTATTAATGCTGTCAAGGGAGAATTATCTGCAAGCATCACAGCATTGCAGGAAGGTAAGGTAGATAAAGAGGAAGGCAAGTCTCTCATTGAAGATGAAGTAAAGGAATGCTTTAGAGTAATTGAGAACGAAGAGTTCCTTAAAGCTATAGTGGATTCTAATGATAAGGTTCTGTTTGGTTTCTACAGAGAATCTGGTGAGCCATATTATCCTCTCAATGAAATGTATCATGTCATTCAGAATGAGGAATACTTTGCTGCTTGGCTTGATACTGATGATAAGGTAGTTCTTGGTCTTAGAAGAGACGGAGAAATCATTGGTGAAATCCATGCTGTCAATGCCTTGAAGCAAGTTATCTCTCAGCTTCAATCAGACCTTGCATCGTTGCAGGAGAAGGTAGGTACAATAGATACCAACCTCAAAGAACTTCTTGACGTTTTCTCTTTGCATGAGAATCCTGAATATCTTGCAGTAGAGAAAGATGCAGATGGAAGGGTTCTTTCTGCTACTTATAATGATGGTAGTCACTATATTCATAATGCCAAGTCTGAGACTATTCCTACAGAGTTTGAGCATATTGAAGACCCTGAGGGTAGAACGGAAATTACAACTGATGGAGAGGATAAAGTCATGTCATATCGTGATGCTGATGGAAAAAAGCATGAGCACGATATGGAAATTACAAACCTTGATGTGTCAAATCTCAATCTCCAAGGTAATAGTGTGAACAATATCCAAGATGCTTTGAAAGCAAATGGTTTTGATGTTAAAACGCCTATTGATTGGAGTGAAAGCAGTTTCATCCAGATACCAGAGCCTCGCTTTGCTATCATTAATGTCTCTAATATTGATTCCATGCCTACCACCAAGACTCAGAACAAGAAGGCATTCTTGGAGTTTTGGGATATGCAAGGTAATTATTTCAAGAAACATGCTATCCTTAATGCACAAGGAAACTCGTCTATGTCGTTTGTAAAAAAGAATGTAGCTATTGATTTTTGTGACGATGAATGGGTTGGTGATGATACTCCAAAGGTAAGAATTGGAAATTGGGTTCCACAAGACAGTTTTCACATGAAGGCATATTATACTGACTTCTTCCGTGGTGTTTGTGCTGTGTCTTACAAGTTATATGACCAGATTGTACGTACAAGGGGAAATATGTATGATAGACCTTGGAAGAAGGCATTACTTAATATGTCAAAAATAGGAACTACAACAAAGAGCCTTGGCAATCCGTATGTAGGAGATTATGAACTCCTTACAGATACAGGAGCACGTTGTTTTCCTGATGGCTTCCCAGTTGCAGTATATCTTAATGGAGAGTTCTATGGTATCTTCTCATTTCAGTTAAAGAAACATCGTGATAATTACCACATGGATAAATCAACCGCAGAACATGTTCATCTTGATGGCACTATAAATTATAACATTCTTTGGAATGGTACTATAGTATGGGGTACTGGTGATAATGGATTTGAGGTACGCAATCCTAAAAATCTCTATGCCATAGGTGGTAATAAATATGATGCAGATATTAAGCAAGAGGAGATTGCAGGCGAAGATGAAGTAAATACTTGGATAACAGCAGGACAACTTCCTGATGGCACTGCCATTTCTTCAAAGATTAAAAAGAACTTGCAAATTACTGCCAAGGTCAAAAAGTATATTCAAGACTTCGCAAATACTATTAATATCATTAAGACTGCTGCATCTACTTATGAGTCATCGAGCAAAACAGAGGAGGATTTGAAAGCATTCAAGGCAGTGTTTGAAAAGTACTATGACGCAGAAAATCTTATTGATTATATCATAGTATCAGACCTGATTAAAAACGCTGATGGCTTCTCCAAAAACTGGCAATGGTTCACTTATGATGGAGTAAAATGGTGGGTAGGTATCTATGATTGTGATGTGTCATTTGGTGGTCATTTCAAAGGTAATCAGATAACAGATGTACTTAGTAATCATTTAAGTACTTCTACTTACATGCCTAACGGATATATCGTGAAGTATTATACCACAGAACTTAATGCTCGCTACAAGTATCTTGCAGATTTAGGCATTGCATCTGCTGATAACATTTTCTCTCATCTCCAAGATTGGTGTATGCGTATTGGTACAGACTTCTTCAAAGAGGAATACAAGAAATGGTCTGATTCTCCATGTATTGAAGATAGCATTGTGCGAAGTGAATATTGGGAATCTGTTTTTGATGATAGTGGAAATCCTCAGACAGATACATCAGAGACATTCGATGCAGCACATGCATACAACGTAGGTGATGTAGTTTCATTTGGTCTTAATGAACAGATGGGTTATTTCAAGTACAAGTGTATAAAAGCAACATCTGCTTTATCTGCAAATACTCCACATACTGTTAGTGCCTATTCTCCTATCAGTGAATTTAAACACTGTGATAATATATATAGAGTGCAGAAATGGATAGAGCAGAATACTGCCAACATGGATAAAGTATATAGCTATACAAGAAACAATTAATAACAATATAAATATTATAAATTATGAACAAATGTTTGGTAACAAAACTTAATGGTAGCTCTAATAATTCAGAGCTACTGAGATTGGGTGAAATGCGTATGAAAATTCTAAAGGTACAAAACCCTACTGACCATACGCAAGGTTTTTCACTGGGGAGTAATAAACCTGTAACTTTGGAAATTGTAAGTGATGGATATTTCACCGACAAAACACTTTCAGAAAATAAAGGTAAGAGAATTACTTTAAACGCTGGAATTAACAGTGTTTGGGTAAATGGTGATAAAGATATTGAAATTGCTATATTAAACAAATATAGTTTAACCGCTATAACAAGTTCTTATCAAGGAGAAGCATCTGACGTATATGGGAATAATATAAAATTAAATATTTCAGATTTAAAATACTCTGCTGCTCTGACCGACTTGAATTTGGCTAACACTCAAGTAAGCGGTAATATTGGTGATTTAAAGACATTAACCGCTTTGACTAATCTGAGTTTGGCTAACACTCAAGTAAGCGGTAATATTGGTGATTTAAAGACATTAACCGCTTTGACTAATCTGAGTTTGTATAATACTCAAATAAGTGGTAATATCAGTGAATTGAAGACATTAACCGCTTTGACCTATCTGAATTTGTATAATGCTAAAATACCTCTGACTGGAAACATAAGTGAATTAAGTACTCTGTCAAAGTGTACTGAAATGAACTTTAAGTACAGTAAACTGATTGGAGACCTTGCAACTCTTCCTGCTTCCTGCCGATTTGCTTCATTTGGTACAGGCAAAGGTTCAGTATTTACATGGAGTAATCGTCTATCTACTGCTAAAATCATTGCAATCGAAGGAAATGCAAGTGTAACCAACATTGATAAGATGTTGCAAGACCAAGCACAGTGTCAGGTTGGCTTCAAATTAAATGATTCAACATGGTACAAAACTATCTCGGTTGCAGGAAACCGCACTTCTGCATCTGATGCAGCTGTATCAACATTGCAGTCCAAGGGTTACACTGTCTCAATTATTTCTGCATAAGATATTGTAAGTTTAACATTAAAAAGAAAGGAAACAAGATATGAATAAGTTAACAAAGAAGTATAAGGTAGTACATGAGGGAACCAAGATGGTGTTCCCTCTCACAGAAGAAGGTGATAATGCTGAGGTATTCCCAGCAGTTAATGCCACCGCAGTAGAGTTTGACACATACCAAGAAGCTAAGGCTTACGTAGATGAGCACAACTTGGTGTATGAGGAGCCAAAGTTTGGGGAGTAAACCATATAGATAAAGAAGAAGGGTGAGTCAAATGATTCACCCTTTATTTGTTTATGGTTAATTTAATTTAAAATTTTAATATAAAGTATGAAAATTAAAATATTTGCAGTATATTTGCATCAAAAATTAAATTATCTATAATATGAATAGAATTAAAGAATTATTAAAGGAGAAGGGTATGAGTCAAAAAGAATTGGCTGATAAACTTGGTATGACTGACGTTGCAGTTAGTAAAATAGTAAATGGAACGACATCAAAAACAACAATGCAAAAAATAGCGAAGATATTAGATGTTCAGGTTTGTGACCTTTACTATAAGGATAGAACTGTAAAATATCGTGGTGAATTAGATTTGAATGGTCTCAAAATACCATGTTATGTTTTAGAAGATGGAACTAGAGTAATTTCTGGTTCTGAAATGCAAAGGTCATTAAAGATGATTGATGAAAACGAAGTTAATCCATCAGGAACAAGACTGACCAGATACCTTACTCAAAAAACACTTAAACCATTCATTGACAGGTATTTAGATGGAGGCCAACTAGACCCTATAAAATGTACAGATGGAAATGCTGTAATTAATGGTTATAAGGCAGATGCTTTGGCTGATATTTGTGATGCTTTTCTTGAAGCTCGTAAGCATATAACTTTATCTTCAAGACAAGAGATTATTGCTGCACAATGTGAAATTCTTATGCGTGCATTTGCTAGAGTTGGTATTATAGCTTTGGTTGATGCAGCAACAGGATATGATAAAGCAAAGGATAGAGCAAAGGATGAACTTCAAAAGTTCTTGAATAATTTCTTGCAGCAGGAAGCTGCGAAATGGGTAAAAACCTTTGACGATAGATTCTTTGAGGACATCTACAAAATGAGAGGATGGAGTTGGCAAGATACTTCAAAAAGACCTGGAGTAATAGGTCAATGGATAAGAGATATTGTTTATGACAGAATTGCTCCTATCATGCCAGAATTGGAAAGGTTAAATCCAAAAAATGCCAATGGTAATCGTTCTAAGAAATTCCATCAATTTCTTAGCCGTGATGAAGGTCTTCCAAAACTTAAAGAATATCTTTTCTCGATTCATGCTTTAGTTGTTGCATCAGATTATGATTGGGTTAAATTTAAAAATACTTTAAATAAAGTATATCCCAGAGTTAATGAAGAATTGTTTATTGGATTTGATGACTTAGATTAATATGCAAACATTAAATAGGGTGAGGATAAACTCACCCTATTCTTGTATAGAAAAGGTAACTTCAATGTATCAAATATTAATAGTAAACATCAAAGAACTTCTCGCACAAACTCCCCATCATATAACATGGTTCCTCGCTCAGCATATCAATTCCATCCTGCTCACAGATATGCGCTACAACATGAAGAAGCTCATGACCTATTGTATTGATGATGCTGCCATCAGATTCACACTCACCAATGGCAAGCACACTCCTTCTTTCAGCTAGGTTGGAATAGGTAAGTCCCCTATCTCCACTCGATAAAGACAGATGTTTATAGGCTTCCGACAAAGGATTTCCGTTGCAGCCAATATCCGAAAGAGCATGGCATATCTCATCGGCATCAGGTTGCTGATAACCTATGAAACATACTATGCTCCAATCGTACTTCGGGAGTTTAATCACTCTTCTCATCATAACACATCTTCCCAAGGAATAGGCACACCATTATGGCAGCAGTCGGCATAGAATCGGTTGAAGATAAAGCCATCCTTCTGGTCGGCATCATCCACCATATCCTTGATAAACTGGGCTAGCTGCTCCTCATCCTTGATGGAAGACTTGTAGAAGTCTGCCCTCGCCATATTCGCCACATATACATGGTCGTAGCCTATCTTATTCTTTACCTCAATTCCCTGACCAAGCAGCAAGGCATCCACCTTCTCCTTATCCCAAAACGAAACACTTACATCACGCTTGGAGGAAGGGTCATACTTGTACATCAGGCTCACCGCCCACTCGCACATCTTCTTGCTGAAATGATAGCCATTGTATCTGAGATAAGAAACCATTCCCTCAGGTTTGAGGTCATACATATCCAATGGCATTCTGCATTTTCCCATATTGCTGAATATTAAAGGGAGTCTGGTTCCGACATAAATGTCACTACCCAAACTCCCAAGTTAAACACTAGCGACCGCCACCATTGTAGCCGCCACCACCTCTTTCACCATAGCGGTTCGGGTAGTTCCAATCATCGTTCACGTTGTTGAATCTACGTCTGTTCTCACGCTCTTCACGTTCCTCACGCTCTCTTCTCCAATCGTCACGATAATCAGGCATACGCTCACCCATACGCTCCTGCTTCATCTTTTTCAGACAAGACATAGCCTTGCTGCCAAAACCAAGCATGGATTCGATGTTGTCATACAAATCATCGAACTTATCTTCTGTAATCTCAATCATTACCATAATCATAAGATATTAAAATGAATAGATAGATAGGAGATTACTTGCTCATGGTCTGCTGGAGCCATCCCATCATCTTGTCAATCTTTCCCTCAATACCTGAAACCTTACCTTCCAGTTTATTGATTTTCTCGGTCTGTTCCTTCTCCTTGGCTATCTGGGGGTTGAGTTGCTGTAGCATTCCCTCACAAGATTCTACTACCCTCTTGTTGTAATCTACGCTCTCCAGTATCGCCTTGGATTGTCTCAGCATGGCATCCACCTCTGCACTCATGGCATCCTTGTTGTCGCTAACAACAAGGTTCTTGTCGTTAGCTATCTGTCCGTTTGCTGGCAGTTGCTTGAAATCCACTTCCTCGTCACCCAGCTTCACCTTCACGTCCACTACGGTCTCCATAGGCTGAGGAGTAAAGCCGTTATTAAAGGTAGGGTATTTCGTCTGAGGATTGCTTACTGAAACCACCTGACCGATTCGCAAGTTCGGGTTTTCACCCTTATCGAGCACATAGAATAAAGAATTAGTTCTTAAACCTTGAAACATAATATAATCTCCTATTATCTATTCTTGTTAAACAATACCCGACATCATCTGTAGGGTGTTAGTATCTCTCTCGTACCAAAACTGATAAACACCAGTTCCCTGCACGTCTGCAACCGTCAATGGTGCGCCATTATACTTGGTCACAGCCTGTGTCGCTCCGTTGGTCTCGAAAAGGATAGGCAGCGTACCAGTCGTTCCAGTCGGAATAGCCTGCATCAGGTTCACGAAAATCGTTCCTCTGTAGCTGGCATTCAGGAAGGCGTGGTTTTTAAAGGTGAACACCACATTGGCGGTATTCACCACCACGCCCGTAGAAGCGATAGCTGCCGAACCATTACGATTCACCCTTGTAAATGGTCTTAACCAAAACATAGCAGCCTCCTTTCCTTATTAACCCCAGAATCCTGCATTGTTTGCAGCATTCAGTCCATACAAACCAGCCTGATAAGCCACGCAGTTGGGAACCGCAGTAAATGGGCTGTAAGGAGTAGTCACGGTCTCAGGCAACTTGCACTTGATGCCAGCCACCTCGTTCTGCAAACCAGCCAATACCTGATTGATAGGAGCCACAGCCTGACCAACAATCTGAGAGGTCATTGCAGAAGACTTGAAGGTGCTATTCTCTTCACGAAGAGCATCAATCTTGTTCTGTAACTCTCTCATTTCAGCTTGCTTCTGACCGTCAACGATGGTCTGAGTACTCTCCTTGATAGCGTTGTGCAAGTCACAAGTCTGTCTCTGAGTCTCGTAAGCTACGTTGGCGAAACCACGCTCCTGACCAGTAGCTACATTGTTGATGGCATTCTGCAAGGTTCCAGTCTGCTGGCAGATAGCCAAGCGGTTCTCGCAGCAGCAGTTGGCAATCTGCTGAGCAATCTGCATATTACCCTGCTGCAAGGCATTGATGGTCTGCATACCGCTCATACCAACCTGATTACCTACACTCTGTACCTGAGAGGTCAAAGCAGAAATGGCACTCTGAATCTGACCTTCGGTGCAGTTCAACTGGGTGGCAAGGTTACTGAGCGCATTGCGATTTCCACCGATGGCATCCATCAGGAGACCACGACCATAGTCATTGTTAATCTCGTTTGCGAGACCTCCACGACCATTATTGCCGAAACCTCCCCAGCCGTTACCTCCCCAACCCATGAGGAAGAAAAGGAAGATTACCCACATGAACCATCCACCTTCGCCACCGAAACCATTGTTACCCTTCATGGCAAGGAGGACATTTGGGTCAACACCCTGCTTCTGGAGCAGAGGCGCAAGAAGACCGAGCATCCCATTGCTAGATGTTGAGCCTTCGTTTCCGAATACATACGTTTTACTTTCCATATTATCCTGAAATCTTTTTTTGTTAAACACTAAATTATGATTCTCACTTTGTAACGTTACGAGCACAAAGATACGAATAATATGAATAGAGATTGATAAACTCGTAAAAGATTGTATAAGTGTGTGACTAGCAAAGTTTTATGGTTACGGAAAAGGTCGTAAATATACAGGAGGGGGCGATTGGGTCTCTCCTATATATATAATGTGTAGCGACTGCTAGAGGTTCAAGCCATATTTTCGTGATAGCTTGCGGAAGAAAGCCTTCTTGTTGGCAAAGTATCGGATGAGCGACTTATTCCACTTCTTTTCATGCCCAAACTGGTCATGGATGCCTTCTGGTATCTTACCATCATGAACATACTTTTCAAAGGAAGATATAGACTTCCCCATTTCGTTGGCACACCAGCCCTTGTTGGCTTGGGTGTCATTCATCATGGCAGTAAGGAGTGCCACCAGTTCCATATCATTCTCTGATAAACCGCAAGGGATAGGCTTGCCTTCCGCTTGGGCTACTGCTGATTCGTGAGCCTTATCAGCGAGAGCACGAAGTCCAGCTTCGATGATGCTGTAATTTACTAATTGCGACATAAGCATATATAATTAAAATGAGTGTAATCAGGAACATATCACAATAGTACATCTGATTTGTGATAACAACAGAGTCGTACATGATATGTATCACATTTACTCCTGCAATATAGAGTATCGGGATGCGCCACTCTACACACAATCTGTGCAATACCTGACCTTTCCAAAGGGAAATCGGGTATAGAATGTAAGTGATGAAGTAGAAGAACCAGACAGGTTCCTCGTTCTCTTCATACCATAGCGTTATCTCCATCTTGTTGTCATAGAACTGAGATACACCATACCATCGCATAAGCATGACGAGTATAGGCGCATACTTAAAATAGAGCAAATCCGTCTTAATCTTGCTACGTTCTGGGAGAAGTTTCGTAATCTCTCCAATTAATTTCTTGACTCGTAGGTCTTCGTCTTTATCTTTTTTCATAAGCCTTCATTTTTAAGTTTATAATGATTGGATAATCTTTTGCTGATGTAATCACCTGAGATTCAGATATTCTTAGATGCTGCAAATATAAAAAGAAATAATGGAAACATAATAATTTAGGATATTTTTAATAGTTAAACTTTATAAATACTTACAGATTAACAGTTTTACACAAGAAATAGAGGTAAAAAGTTTCAGATTGAAAGTAAATATCCCCCGAAAGCCTAACACTTTCAGGGGATAGTCATATATATATTACTTATCAGTCTTCGCCTTCTGGTTAGCCACAACCACCTTGTTAGCCTTCTCCAGCACGGCAAGAATCTTCTTTCTCAGGTCACGAATCTGCTTCATGTCCTCAGCGTTGTAGGCATCCTTACCATCATCCAAGAAACCTTTCTTCAATTCGGAAATCTCCTGCTTATCAAGGGAAATCTCGTCAATGGCATCAATGGCTGTCTTGTTGGTGTTGTAGTAGCCATCGCTCTCATTTGGGGCATTATCTACAATAGCATCATATCTAGTCTTAAATGAGTTTAACTTTTCAAAGAGTTGTTTCAGTTTCATATCCTCAAACTCATCCATAGGGGTAGCATGATTATTATAGATGTCCTCAGCATTAAGTTGGTGTGGTCTGTACTCATCACCGCTCTCCTCAGCACGTTCCTTTTTTCTTGCCTCCTTGTAATCTTTTACATCTTTCTCATACAACTTGTAAGTCTTGTATTCCTCAGAGCCATAGAAACGTTCAAGCTGGGAATAATCTCCATCAATCTTAGCTTGTTTCTTCAACTTGCTAATTGTGTTGGAAGCACGGTCGTAGTATTCCTTCTTATCCCAGAACTCATCTCCCTGCTTTTTGCTGACTGGTCTATCATCAGGGTTGCTGACAAACTTGCTTACCAATGGAATATCAGCCACCTTGATTTCCTTCCGGTCATTGAGTGACTTGGTAAGCAAACCGAGCACCTGACTGCCCATGGTGTAAGCACCACCGAGGTAAGAAGACAATACATGGTCAACCACGGCAGGGTTATTCAGATTGTACCTTGGGTCACCGAAAGCATCAATGCTATTCTGCTGCACATCAGGATAGTCGTTTCCGATTGAGTTAACCATCTTGGATGCACGTACCAACCAATCAGGAGTGCCCACGTATGCCTTGGTAAAGTTCGGGTCATACTTGTTATACTCTGTCTCCTTGAATAATGGCTTGCCAGTGAAGTCAACATTGAAAGCCAACTCAAAAACTGGGCGAATAGCATTCGGCATCAGACTGACCGCAATATTGCCATCATAGCCAGTAGGGTCGAGCGGAAGCATATCCACCACCTGACCGAGCAAGTCTTCTGCATACTGGCTCCAACTTTCCTCAGCCAACTCTCCACCCATCATCTTGGATGCAATCATATCGCCTACTCCATAGAAGGCACGGAACTCCTGAGCAAGCGGAATCTTCACATACTCATGAGTAAACGGAACCCACATAATCAGGTTGTTTCGTCTATCCCACTTGGTGAACTGCCAGTACTTATCCTTATCATCATCACCGCCCAACAGACTCATCAGGGCAGCGTTGACGATAGGAACCAGCACACCACTCGCCAACCACGATGCAGTAACAGCCGTGAACTTGAACGGATGATGTTTGGCAAGCGCACCCAATGTCTGTAAACTCTGTACTGCTGGGTTGATGAAGAGATAGAGGTTTCTAATCATCTGCCAGCCATATTCGCCAGTACCCTTGCGGTTGAAGTTCAATGTTACGTCCTTGGCATCATTCACAGCCTCATCAATAGAACGTCCATACTGAATAGAGGTCATGTAAACCGCAAATCGGTTACTATCCTCAATCATTCTGTTCAGGAACTCGATACTATCCATGATGGTGTGCCCTACCTTTACTGGGTTCGCCTTCCATCTATCCAAATCCTTCAAGTCATTCTTGAATTTCTTCTTCAAGTCTTCCACATCAAGCGAAGAGACAAAGCCAGTTTCGCCACCATTCATCATGAAGTCATAGAACATCTGTTCCTTTGGAGTAGCGTTTCCGTTGTTTACCTTATCTCTCAACTTGCCGTTCTGATAGTCTCTCAGCATGAAACCGAGATTCCAAGAGGTAGCAAGATTCTTTCTTAGCAGATAGTTGTATCTGCCATCCTCACGAATAGCGGTAGATGCCAGCGTCATGGTCAGGTCTCGGAAGTAGTTGGAAGGAATGAAGAGAGGTGAAAGACTGGTATAGGCAGCAGCCATCTTTCTGCCCAACCAAGCAGCAGCCCTATCCAGTTTGCCGCTCTGAATCTCTCTCACTCGGTGTGCTCTAGTATTGTTCATCGCCTGAGCCAACTGCGGGTCACCATTCACATAGATAACATACTCCTCGCCATCCTTCATCACTCTTACCTCATGTTCTCTCTCCTCGCTATGAGTCTGAGGATAGGCTATGTTCAAGCCTTCTCGCTGCTGGGTAGCATCGCCAGTCTGAGCCATATTCTCCATCTTCTGCTCGAAAGCATCAATGGTAGCCTTCACCTGATTGCTATTCATCTGAGAAGTAATCTGAGGTGTAGCAGGAATCCACTCCTCGTTGCCGTTGGCATCCGTACTCTTCACGTACCAAGCCTTGCTCAGGGTGAGAAGAGAGGTTGGATGATTCTGAGCCAAGAGCATCAGGTGTTGCTTCACCCAGTTCTTGTTGTTCAGCAGGATTCCACTCTCTGCCATATTCTCGATGTAAGCGATAGGGTCATCAGCTATAGAGGTACGTCCGTGTGCGGTCTTCAATGTCTGATTGAACGCACCCTTGCCACCACCTACATAGTCCCATACTTGGTCGGCAGTAGTGCCATCCCATCCACGGAGAGGAATATAATGGCTATACATATCACGCACATACAGATAAGTATCTTTGCTCATCATGCCAGCCTTATAGCCATCACGGAGAATCTTCTTTGTAGCCGCATTCGTAGCATTCCAGAGGTCTTGCACCTCAGCTACATGACTACTCTCAATATCCCTTACCAGTTTGTGGGCAGCTTCCTCAAAGTCTGAGCCACCGAAGAGAGCCGATAAGCCTGAGTAATCGTAGGCGATACCATTCTCATCATAGCGATAGTCCATATAGGAAGGAGAGTATTTCGTTCTAAGTGCGTTATCTCTCTGTCTCCAAGTATTGAAATCCACTCTGCCAAACTCCAAATCGCTATCATTGGTAATACGGTTCATATCGCCCTTGTAAGCCCTGTATGCCGCACTTCTCTGAGCCACGTCCTCAAAGTCTGCATCCAGTGACTTCTTGAAAGCCATCTGAGCATCACGCTCCAAGCCATGCTTAGCCATCATGTAGATACGGACATTATCATAGCTGTCACCCAGTATCTTCTTCATCTGATGATAAGCCTTTCTCAATGGCTGCAAGAACTCATTGTTGTACTCCTCAAACTCGTTCTTTCCTTTGCCGTGACTTCTGTTCTCGGCAGTATAGGCATCCTCAGCCATATTCAGGCGGTCAACACCCACTTCCTTCATGATAGCTTCCTGAGCCTTGCGGATAGCCAGCATACTATCTTGGAAGGCGATACGTTTGAGTACAGAACCACGCTGCAACTCTCGGTTAAACTCTCCAAGGGCAGTATCATCACTCAAAAGATGCTGCTCGTAGGTTGGAGCAGTCTTCCACAGAGCCATCTGTTTGCGATACTCGTCCACTCTCTTCAGGAAGTCAACGGCACTCTCACCAGCGTTGCGTTGTGGGATGGTTGGTCGCTGTGCATCCTTTGGCAGGTTGTTATCCTTCTTCCACTGGTTCAGGTCATGCTCAAACTGGTCATAGCGCAAGGAGAATCTGGTATTACCCACGATATTGGCATTGTTCTCATCGAATATCACGTAGTTGTAATCATCTTTCTTTGCACCTCCAAAGATGGTTCCAGCAGGGTATTTAATACCAACAAAGCCAGCATCACTTAACAACTTACTAGCTGCTTCTTTAGAACCAAGCATAGAGGAAAGTTCATCGTATAGGTCTTGACCTCTTACCTTACCATCAACACGACTTGGATAAATGGCCTCAATAGGTTCCTTGCCAATTCTAACCAACTCCTTATTTACCTTGTTCAAATGAGATTTTTTCAATTTATTCTCCCAGTCAAGATAATCTCCATTATCATCAGGAATATCCACATCGTAAAGATAAGCAATATCATCAGGAACAGCTATTTCCTCATTCTTCTTTGCAAGAATATCGCTAAGTTCCTTCAAATTATCATCATCAGGGAACATTTCTAGAGCAGAAGAAAGGTCTTTTCTCATAGCATCCAATCCCTTATCTACATCTTTATATTTATAGATATAGTGTCTTACCATATCTTTGTTGCTGTCAGACAAATCTGTCACAAATTCAAAGCCGCCATTATTTTTTCTCATTTTGGCACGTCTTGTGTAGTCCTCAGCAATTTCCTTAGAGTTAGTAACATAACCACCCCAGCCAAATGCTTGTGAACCTTCGCCTTCACCCATGTGGCTAAAATCGAACTTGTCGAAGCTAGCACCAGTACCATGATAGGTACGGATGCTAAACTTAGGGTCAGAGCCAGTAAGCAGAGGAGCAATAACATGCTCGGTCAACTGGGTAGGTATTCCGTTGCCGATGATGGTATGGCTCAGATTCTCGGAGAATGGCATCTTGTAATCATCGCTCACTCCTGATACTCTAGCGAGCACTCTGCCCATGGCACGATATACCTTACCATCAGGCATCACAATTACATCACCGCTCTTGGTTCGGAGTGTTGGCAGCAGTTCGTCAGCGAAGGCATGAGGAATCTTTCCGTCAGCATAGGCACTACCCATCACATATAATGGCTTGTCAATGTTTCTCCAGTCAATGCCATCAGCCTTCAAGCGAATATCCATCCAAGGAGCCACGCCATTCTTCTTCTCGGTCAGGGTCGGGATAATATCAGCCACAGCTTCATACCATCCACTCTTGCGTGCCATCTTCTTTGGCTTGGCAGGAAGTTTGCCATCACGAACCGCACGGACAATCAATCTCTCTCGGTTTGTGTAGCCGCCATAGTCAGCAGCGTTATACACATCTGCATCCCAAGTATAGCCGTTGGCATCCAGAGCATCGGTAATAGTCTTCATCGCTTCCGAATCCTTATACCCCTTCACGTTCTCAATAGTCACCACCTTTGGCTTAACGGCATTGATAAACTCGGCAGTACTAGCAGCAGTCTCCTTGTCAAGTTCCACCTCTGCGTGGTTACTCTTTGCCTGAGAGTAGTTCTTGCAGACTGGGCTGGCATGGAAGTACTCCACCTCACCATCTATCTGCTTCACCAACTCCTTAGGGTCTACATCACGAACATCAGCAGTAACAATGTGCTGCCCGAAGTTGTTGCGATATACACCGCTTATCTTCTCGTCATACTCCACTGCCACCACTGGGTCGATGATACCCTTCAAGCCTTCCTCAACAAGACCGCCACCACTAAAGTAGGTTCCAGCCTTAATGAGAGTGCCAGCCTTCAGGGAGAACTTAGGTTCCTCGCCAGAAATCTCTGCCTTGCGGTTCTCGCCCAGAGCCTGAGCAATATGAATCATCTTCTTGTTAGCCATCTGCCAACCGCTCGGCATATCATCAATGGCAGTCTTGATAGCATCATCCACCTCATCAGGAGTGTTCAGACTCTTCAAATCCTCAGCCATATCAGCCGCCCCACTCTCCTTTCCGTCAGCCATATCACGTAGAGAGAAGGACACATCGCCCACGCCCAAGAAAATCTGGTCTTTACGAGCCACGTCCTCAGTAGATTCAGCGAGAGTCTTTCTTCTCTCCTCAGGAGTCATGTTCAATCGGGCAGATACGTTACGAGCTTCCACCTCGCCAGCAAGAGACTTGTAACTATTGAAATCATCATTCTTCTGATAAGCATTATAAAGACCTCTGTTCTTCTCAATCAGAGTCTTTGCTTCATCTTCCTTACCTTCTGCACGTAGCTGCTTAATCTGTTTGGTGACCTCATCAAACCTCTTCTTGACCTCACCTCTAACCAATCTAGGACTACCGCCCTTGGCAAAGCCTTCAATATCCTGAATAACGTGCTGAATCTCGTGATTCAATATGCCATTCATATATTTCAACTCATCAGCATGAATGGTAATGGTGTTGGTCTTTGAATTATATTCACCATTTGAAGGCATATCGTTCATAATGGCATCCGTATCAATACGCACATCTTTCAACTGGGGATAAGCCTTAAATAATTCAGGTGCATCAATCACATTAGATAGTTTACCACCATTCCAGAGCATATCATCCTCGTAACGCTTAACGATGTGCCCACCGCCTACGTCCATCGTGTCCTTTATCTTGGCATCAGGCATTTCGTATCTCCACTTGCCATCAGCACCACGCTCCCAACCAGTAGCCATCTTGATTGCCTTGGCATCCTTCTTCTCCTCTTCCATCTTGCGAGCCACAGAGAGATTATCCATACGAGCAGTACGCTCCTCTGCCTTGTCAGCAGCAGCCGCACCACGCTCGCCAGCAAGAGAGAATCGGATATTGTCGCTGCTATTTATAGCTTCATTGAAGGCACGACTGCGGTCACCTTCCTTATTCGGGTCGTAGTCATACATTGGTAAGCCAGCATTCTCTATACCCTTGCGCACATCTTCGCCCAAGTTATCAGGAACCACAGCAGCAGCAAACTCATTAAGGCGTAGAGGTCTGTTGTACTTAGTCTCAAAGTACGCACTCTTCAACTCTGTCTGTACTGCATTCTTCAAGGCATCCAGTTTCTTCATAAAGGTAGGAGTAAGGGTAATGCCATATTCTTTCTTGGCATACTTCTTAGGGTCAGACTGCAATACAATATCGTGAAGTCTCTGCTCGCCATAAAACACATCATTATACAAGAACTTGGCAAGGTCATAATAAACCCCATTCCATTTCTCGTAAAACTCTTCCTTATCCTTATTAGAAGACAACTTATCCTTGTTGGCACGCATTTCGTCTGTAGAATCAACACGACTAGCCAACTTTGCGATAAAGCTACCAAACGAGGTATATTCACTTCCATTGGTCTGCCCATCTGCTTCTTCCCTCATAGCCTTTGAAACATTTTCAAGAGTCTCAGGCACATACTTTCGGGAACCATCCTTAGTATAGCCACGGAAGATACGGTTCTTCGTTCCGAACTCATCCAGTTTGTTCTCCTGCCATCTGATGTAATCATCATAAAGACCATTCTTGTTGACGTAATTACTAGCCTTCACCTTAGACAGATAGAAGTTATACTTCTTGGTATCGTTGTGCTCCTTCACAATATCCCCAACAACCTTCTTCACATCTTTTTTTCTTGGACTGCCGTCCTTGTTAAGCAAGGTTGGCGCATAGTCACGCTCAAAGATTTCCTTAGTCTGTTTTCTTACTTGTGGATTGATAGGGCTAGCCTTAACGCCAGTCTCCTTATACATCTTTCTTCTTACCTCCAAAGAAACCTTTTCCCAAGTAGGATGGATGATGGCATGCTTAGCCAGACTTGTAACCTTTTTATTCAGTTCAGGGTCAGTCTTCATACTATTCAGAATATCCTCAGCAGTAGGATGGTCACTGATAATCTCTTTCCAGCGATAATCAATTCTAGAATCATACTCCTTAATATCAATACCCTTTTCCTTCAAGTACATCAACTCCCAAGCAGGAGCATTATTGTCGCTCAGGGCATCCTTTGCCTGTCTCTCAATCTCAGCCTTAGCTACACTTGGGTAATCAAGGCTATCAACCCAGTCTTCAAACTTCCGATACCCTTTTTCACTCATTTCTCGCTCTACGGAAGGATAACGTTGAGTGTAGGCATCAGTTATCCAAGTACCGCCAGTATTGCCAGTACGCTTATCCAAAAGGGCAGAAGGAGCGATGAAGGAAATCTCTCCAAAGTTGTCGTGAGCAGTCTTGTTGGTATCAATCACAGCCAAAGAAGGATTGGCAAATCCACCCAGCTTCAAAGCCTTTCTCAGTTTCTCCTCAGTAATGTTATGCACTCCTGCAAGAGTTTTTTCATCCTTCAATGAAAACTTTTCGCCATTTTTCTTGGTAGTTTCAAAACCTTTTATTATCTTTGCAACCGTAATAGAGTTGTTGGAATTGCGGGGAGAGGTCATAGCTACGTCTCCACTTTGACCGTCCAGCAGCTCTATTTTTGTTGCTTCATAGCTATATAGCTTTGTTTTTTCGTGTGTTCTTACATTCTCTTTCAAAGTAATCTTTACACCATAGACCTTATCGCCTATATTCACCGCACCATAACAACGATGTATCATAACATCAGGATTGACACCAAAATCCTCACTACGTTCATTTCCTACCTTGTTACGGTCAACATGCTGAATAGCATCTACACTCTCACGAAGTATAGAAGGCAAGACCTTCAAAACGCTCATGTGTACATCTTTGTTTGCACTCTTCTTAACTGCCTTTTCAGACAAATACTTACCAACAGCAGTATTACTGATATTAATCTCACCCTTGCCACCAGTTTCTTCATCATTGTAAGTTCTAACAATATTCTTCTTAGCCCATTCTCTTGCCTCAGCATAGTTCTTAAAGCCATGTTCCTCATCAGCATCAACAATATTTACAGGAGTATTTGCTATCTCAGGAGTCAAGCCATCTTTCTTCAACGAGAACTTGGTATGACTGGTAATCTGAGCATTGTTCTCATCAAAGATAACATAGTTCATCTTGCCTTCCTTGTTGCCGCCAGTATTACGCTGAGCGATAACCTTCACACCGACAAAGCCAGCCTTGGAGAGAAATTCGCTTGCAGCCTTGTCGCTACCTAGGGCATTCGTCAAATCTCTATAAAGTTCCTTGCCAGTAGTCAAAGTTGGTTCAAGCCAAACCTCATGTTCGTTACCATCAATCTTGTAAGTATCATACATACCAACCTTCTTGTACTCCCAGCCATCAGCCTTGAATACCTTTGGCAGACGCATAATCTTAGCAGCACCTAAAGGCTCATCCCAGCCGATGTAGTTGCGACCAGTATCATCAGGAATATCAACAGAGTAGAGGTTGCGTGGTTTCTCCATGGAATCCAACTTCTTCTGCAAAGCGTCAACCTTAGTTTTTACATCTTTGATGTCACTTTCCTTAGTTTTTATACTCTGCTTATATCTTTTAACCTGTTCGCTATAATACTCAACATCAGATTCATACATATCAACACCTAAACCAGTGCCACTTTCCTTTGCCTTTGAAAGTTCTTCCTTAGCCTCATCAAGTCTTGATTGGTACAAATCTACATAGGATTTTGCATCTTTCAACTCATCCTCCAATAAATCAAGACCAGACTTTGTATCTATCAAATCCTGTGCGACAGTATCATAGTCCTCATTAATCTTGAAGTCAGAAGGATTCAAATCTTTCAAAACTTTCAACTCATCTTGAACTTGTTTGGCTTTCATCTTCGCAAATGGGGTGTCGCCAACGGATGCAAGTTTCTTCTCATCAGCATCTATCATCTTTGATATAGCCTCTTTTGCGGAAATATTAAACTTATCCATATCAAGGGCAACTTGATAGATAATTGATGGAGTTTTATACGTCATAGGCTTACCTTGATACATCAGTCTTGAAGGCGCATTCTTTTTTGCATTTGCCTTGGCATAAGCCTTGGCGATACCTTCCACTTCGCTCACATAAGTACCCCAGCCGTAAGCCTGAGCACCTTCACCGCTACCCATAAAGGAGTGGTCGAACTTGTCAAATGATGCTTGGGAGCCATGATAGGTCTTGATGGAGAACTTGGTATGTTCTGTAATCTTCATATCCTCAGGTTTGAAGATAACATAGTTGATTTCGTCTCCTTCAACACCGCCCATGATTGTTCCAGCAGGGTACTTGATGCCAGTAAAACCAAGAGAAGATAGGAACTGGCTTGCAGCCTTTTGACTGCCCATCCATCTAGATAAACGATTGTACACAAATCGTATATCATCCTCAACATTTCCATTGTCATAGGTAGTTTCCCTAGTTAGAGCATGAGTCTTCACAAGGAGTGGAATCATCTGCTCCTTGTCTGCATTCTTGATGTAATCATACAACAGAGTTCTGAACACAATATCCTTTGATGCCATATCATCAAGGGTCTTAGCATCCAAGCCATAAAGACCTTCAATTATCTTTGTTGCAACCTCATCAGATGGTTTCTTCTCCCATTCCAGATAGTTACTGCCATTATCCTCAGGAATATCTACCTCATAGAGGTTCTTTCCACTTGGAACGAAATCATCCCAAGAGATACTATCCAGTTTAGGCATAGCACCCTCCAATACTTCAATTCTCTTCTTGATACTATTAGAAAGAGGATTGTTCGGATGCTTAGCAATCAATGCCTTTTGTCGCTCGATAGAACCAGCAACACCTTCCTTGAATGTCCCTTCATGATTCTTGTTGTTCTCAATGAATGAACTCAAAGCAGCCTTTTCCAACTTGGTCAACGGAATATCGCCCTTATATATGTTTCTGCTGCCATAATCTCTTGAAAGATTAGCATAGCTTTTTCCTATCTCTTCCGATGAAGTAACGTAGCCACCCCAACCGAATACTTGGGAGCCAGCACCCTCACCCATGTGGTCGAAGTCAAACTCTGTAAAGTCAGCACCGCTACCATGATATACCTTTAACGAGAACTTAGGAGCATCAGCTATCTCCTGATTGATGCTGTTCACAACATCATCAGTAACAATATCGCCCTCCTGAATCTGCTGAGGTTCACGACCAGCATTCTTCACAAGTTCCGCTTGCTCTGCTCTGGTCAAGATACGGTTCACCTTCATCGCACCAGTAATCACCCAAGGGTCAGTCTCAGGGTTCGGGTTTGTACGATACATATAGAAACCATCAGTAGGCAGATGTTTCAAGCCAGCGAGTGAATGCTGATACTTGCCCGATGGATTGATACCCTCTTGGCGAGCTTCCTCCTGATAATCAACGTCAGCAGCATACTCCACCTCAGCGAAGACAAAGTTCTTAGGGAAGAGAGTCTTGTTGCCCTCAGCATCCTTGCGGTTAAACTGGATAGCATAAGGCACTACACCAAGATGCCAGCCTGGTCTATAGGCTAACTTACCGCTACCGCCTTGTGTTCCCTTGCCGCCCTGCTTAACCTGAGGTCTTCCAGTCTTGCTTTCTCCTGCAATAGGAGCCGCATCAGCATCGAGCCACACACCAACTGGAGTAGCAGCACCATTAGGGTTCGCTACCATAGGTGGATAGAGTTTGCCATCCTTCAATACGAACACCTTGTAGCCGATGCCCTTCTTCTTAGGTTCAGGCTTTTGACGGAGAGAGAAGGAAACATCTTCACCAGTCTCGGAGTTTGTCACCTCCCCATTGGCAGTCTTCACGTAGGCTTGTTCAATGGAGCGGATGATGTTCTTGGTCACATCGCTATACTCAGTGCCAAAGAATGCCAACTTAATCTTCTGCAATATCTCATGGATAGCAGCGAGTAGAGGATGAGACATCTTCATAGCGAGAGTATGAGCCAAGTTGAGGTCACGAATCATTTCACCTACCGCATCAGCAACAACCTCCTCAGCATAGTAATCTCTAGCACGTCCAGAGAATCCAGCATCAGAATATCTTTGCATGGTCTCACCTACCGCCTTGTCGAAGGCATCAGAGCCATAGGTATCAAGCACAAGCTGAGTCAACTCATTGTATGCAGCAGGGTTCAGATTCTTGATTTGGTGAGTCATTTCATGACCGAAGATAAACTGAGCACCTTCCGTGATAGAAGAGTCAAGAGTAATGAAGATGGTACGATGAACGTTGCCATCAGCATCCTTGGTCTCCTGAATCCAGCCGTTACCCAACTTGTCAGAGTACTGCCACTGAATGGCAGCACCCATCATCTTAGCCAGTCTCTCGAAAGCCTTTCGAGTCTTTTCACCCACGATATTGTCAACGACCTTCATATCATCCACCTTATTCTTCTCTACATCAGCAGCACGCTCGGCAGTTGTCTGCTGCTTGCCATTCTCCTTAGCAGAGAAAGGAAGGTCTGATTCATCACGCTGTGCGCCTAAAGGAGTATCATCCGTTGCATCCTCAGGAACCTCAGGAGCATTTATATTCTCATTTGTCTGCTCATTTATCTTCTCATTCTCCTCATCATTCTCCTCATCAGAGTTCTCTTCCCCAGTCTTCTCCTCAGCGAATGCAGCGTTATCAGCCGCCTTCTTCTGCTCTTCAAGGATATTCTCAGCCTGAGCGATACGGAGATTTTCAATGTAATTTCTTGCTTCCGATGCCTTGAAACCGCTAGTGATTATGCTGAGCAAGGCATTGCGAATATTCTGAGTGTCGAGTGAATCAAGGTTAGATGGACGATTCTCCCACAAGCTATGTACGAGGTTGTCAATAGTAGTACCCTTGCCATCAGCAGCGAGCAACTGGGTCTTGGCAAAGTCTTCTCTACTCAATCCAGTCTCTTGCTTAACACCTTTGCTTGTCTCAGTACCCTCATAGTTGAGAGAGTGAGCACCGAGATTACTAGCCACATACTCCTCAGCAGTAAGCGGAATCGTATCTGTCACGTCAATGCCAGTGCCATCATACAGACGATGTAGCAAGCTGCCTACAGTCTCCTTATATAGTTGTGCTACAGCCTCAGCATCATTCTTCACTGCACTCTTCAAGCGAGCAAACTTTCTTCTTGCCTTCTCAATGAGTTCCTTTCTACCCTCAGCAGTATCTTCCACCTTGGCAAGTTGTCGCTCATTGTAAGCATCACGGATAGCGATAGCAGAGTCATAAGCCGCCTGAGCATCAGCAATAGCCTTCTCCTTTGCATCCTTTGCAGCCTTCTGTTCCACGAAAGTCTTACCCTTCACGGTCATGTTGCTAGCCTTGTCGAGTGCCTTCTTTGCATCAGACACATATCCAGATACGATACTATCTGCATCCTCACCAAACTGGGAGTCATACAACTCAGCAGTCTGTGCGGCAGTCAGCTTCGTGAAGTCAGGATTGCCATCCTCCAGCATAGGCACGATGGTTCCATCTTCAAGAGTAATGGAAGGAGCAGCAGGAGTCTGTTCAGTTGCAGGAGTCTCAGCAGATTCAGGAGCAGCAGTCTCCTCAGCAGGAGCAGCAGTCTCGCCCTCTATTGTCGGAGTCTCCACCTCTATCTCACCTCTATTCTCTCCACTATTATCCTCTATCATTGAGGATTCAGCCATAGCCTGCTTGTACTCATCAAGCGACATTGAAGTAATTATGCTCACATTCTTCTTGCTCACAGCATGAGGAACAATAGTGCCATCACTCTTCAACTCAACTACCTTAGCCTTGGCACCAGTATCACGAATAAGGAACAATCTAGAGTCAGGATATTTAGTATTGCCATCCTTATCCAGCACATCAACAATGACAACATTTCCATTGTCATTAAGAATCTGATTGAAATCAAATGAAGGTTGAGTCTGTTCTGTCTCCTGATTCTGCTGCTCAGCACGTTCCTTCTCTATCTGCTCACGCTGAGCCTTAGCAGTTTCCAATCTCTTCTTGTCTTCCAAGTCTTTCATCTGTTGCAAATCGGCAAGCGAATATGGATTCTCTACCACATTACCATCAATAGAAATAGCAGCAGTACCATCACCATAATCAGCAAGCACCTCATAAGTATGTTCCGTTCCGTCAGCATCAGTCACCAAGAACTGGGAGCCAACATCAACTGTTCCGTCAATGATGCCAGCCACTTCTTTGATAGCAACCTCTTTTGCATCAGCTACCGCCTGAGCCTTCACATCATCAGCAGGCAGTTCCTCACCCAGTTCAGCGAACATCAATGCATCAGCGTGTTCTACACTATTCGTTGTCGGGTCATAATAGAGAATCATATCATCACTATTGCTTACATCAATAGTACCATCATCATGAGTAGCGATATTGCCACTGATAATATAGACACCATAGTCTTCCAGTCCTCCAGATGCCTTAATGGTAGCGTTACGGACTGAGCCACGGCTCTGGTCTGTGTACATATCAACACGTTGTTCTGCCTGATGAGCAGCAAGGTCAACCTTGTCTTGTGCATCATCAACCACACCTTGGTAGCGAGCAGAAGACAACTGGTAGTCATAGATAGCTTGGTCAAGTTTATCATCCTTTCCAGTTAAGGATTCCAACTCCTCATCACTCATAACAGATAGCTGCTGCTCAGAGATACCCAATGCTGCTGCAAGAGTCTTCATCTGGTCTTCCTGCTGAATCTGAATATCATGTTTGTCTGCATCATCAGCATCATGCCCCTCAGAGTAAGCGTTATCAATATCCGTTTGATGCTGTTCCTCAGGAGTTGTAGGCTCATTGGTAATCTCCCTTGCATTCATTTCAGAAGTCTTGGCAATATTGTAGCCACGCATCTTCATCAGGTTCACACCATAGTTAACAGCAGCATTAATCTGTTCCTTGGTCATTGTATCTCTCTGACGGAGAATGCCAGCTAGTACACTACCCATCTGCTCGTTGGTTGCATTGTCAATCTTATCCTTGATGTCTGCCCAGTTATCGCCAATAAGGTTCTGTGCATCACTATCAGCCACGTTCAACTTGTGTCTGAATCGGTAGTACTGAGCACGATTGTACACACCCTTCACTGGTCGGGAGCCAGCACCCATCGCATACATAGAACCAACAGAGATAGCCATACCACCAATAATGTCAAGTTGTTGTCTAGCATCAAGAAGGTCGCTCACCTTACTATCACCATCCAGCAGTGCATGAAGAGGAATACCAATTTCCTCCTCCATCACTTCCTCAGCGAAACCATTGATGCCAAACTTCTCCATCCACTTCTTAGAATTGGTGTACCAACCACTCTTGCCGATATTCTTGAAGAACTCAGCAGAAGCATTCATACCATGTTTCTCCATGAAGTTGACAGCACCCTTCTTGATACCATAGTTGTGACCAAACAACTTCTCTGTGTAGTTCTCCACCATGGCAGAGGTCAGCCCCTTATAGAGAGCAGTACCCATAGACTCACCACCTTCATGCAGGAGGTTTCCGTTTTCGTCAAATGTACCGAACTTATAATCGCCCTTCTCATCCTGATACAGATTACCTAGATGTCGCTGCATGATGTCTGCACCAGTCTTCAATGCCTGTTCAGTTCCAGCCATCGCATACGAGCCGATTACATCGCCAGCCACGATACCAGTGTTCTTCAAAATTGCAGCACTCACCTTGCCCATTCCAGACTTAGCAGCAATCTTCAAGGCTCCACGACTGATGCCCTTGGTAATACCACCATAGCCACCAGTCAGGAAGAAGTCAGCCATAAATGGGAGACTCTGCCCTGCAATCTTCGTCCAGCGATAGATATTACCCATCTTCTCATCTTCGAGAGCCGCAGCAGCATCCGCACCCAGTTTACTCTTCAAGAGCATCTTATCAGAACCAGAGAGAGGAATGTTGTTATCCATCTTTGTCTTGATACGTTCCATCTGCCCCATGGTAGCAAAATCAGTCAGACCGAAATCCCAAGTCTTGGCAGTAAAGGCAGTATTGTCAAGAGCCTTCAAGGCATCCTCACCCCAGCTACTTGTAGGGTATTGTTTCACCGCTTCAAGCGCACCAATCTGCTGAGTAACAAGAGATAGAGAGGTTGCCAACTTATTTCTATAGTCACTCTGCTCAGCATTTCTTCCGTTACTTGAACCAATACTAGCACCATAAGAGAGCAGAGGATTGCCATGCTGACGATTGTCTTCCGCTATAGCAGCTTCTATCTCCTTCTTGCGAGCATAGGCATCAGCCAGTTTCTTATCAAACTGCTTTTGAGCACCCTCCTCAGTGAGATAGGTTCCATTCTTACCAATATTCTCCTGCAAGTCGTAGTTGCCATTCTGGTCACGCACATCTAAAGCAGACGGTATCTCACCAGCATTTACAGCATTGATATACTGCTGCCCCTGCTCGTCCAACTTATTCTGATACTGGGTAGCATCATACTCGTTATCGAACTCCACTCCATCAGATGTTGTATAGGTTCCAGTCTTGCCAGTTGTGGCATTATAGTTGAACTCATTCTTCTGTACATTCTGATTCTGCAAAGGATTCTTTAGACGTTGAGTAACCCTGCCACCATCAAACTTCTTTGCTTGCCCCAGTTTGGTCTGAATGTTTCGCTTTGCTTGTCTTACCGCATTATTAGCACTAGACAAGATTTCCGCAGTTCTAGCATTGAAACGAGCACGGTCAGCAGCACTCAAAGGAACACTACCGCCCTTCGCTCTAGATGAAGTCTTACTACGAGGTTCAAAAAGTGCAGAATAGAAACGCTCATAAGTATCAGGAACATCAAAGTTCTGAGCCTTCAAGTTCTCATAGATAGCGTGTCTGTTATCTGCACCGCCCTTTCCTTCTCTGGTCAGGGCGCTCTCAAACTTATTGTAATCATCAGGCACATCATAGTTCTGTGCTTTCAGATTCTTGTATAAAGTGTATAATGGTCTTTCTGCCATAATATATATATTTGTTTGTTACCAATTCTGTTACCAGTTTACACCAGTCTTCTTCTTTCCACCATTGTTGGATGATGTATGGTTCTGTTTAGTCTTACCATGCTTACGCTGATAAGCAATCTTCTGAGCCTTCTTTCCTGCTGCCGTCTTAGGAGAGTAGCCCATTTTCTTTACTTCCTTTGCAGCCTCAGCCATACCCTCAGGGTCTTTCTCCATCAAATCCATATACTCATCAACCTCTCCAGAGTAAGAACCCTTTCTTGAACTGCTACTACCCGACTTGTTGGCACGGGTTCGACCAGTCTCAGCATTGATACGCTGGATAGCCTCCTGTGCTTGCCAATGAGAGATTTGCCCATCAGCCAGAGCCTTCTTGATAGCCAATATAGACTTTTTGTAATCAGCATCAGTATCATACTTCATTTTCGACAAGTCAAGTCTTCTGTTTCCTTGGTCAATTCTCTGCTGCCCTTGTTCAGCCTTCACCTTGTTGAGGTCGTTCTGCATATCGTGATACCTCATCTGCTCAGCTAGAGTCAGGTTATTCTTTCTCGCTTCCTCATCAAGAGCAAGTGCCCTCTGATACCCAGCCAGCCATGATGCCCGATTCTTTTCCCTCTGCTCATCCATAAATGCCTTGCGTTTATTCACCGCCTTAGTCATATCCGACTCAGGATTGTGTACCACCTTTGCACCTTTGGTAGCGAAGTAGATATTGGATAGCGCACGGAGACCATCACCCAAGGCAGCGATACGAGCCTTGGTACGTTCTTTCTTCTCTCTGTTAGCCCTCTGCTCAGCCGTCTCCTGATGCTCAGGATTCAGCATCTTATACATATCAGCGTAAGATAGCTGCTTGGGCTGAGGTTTCGGTTCCTCCTTCTTCACGATAGGTACAGATGGTTTATCCTCCTCATCACTTGGCGCACCCTGATTCACATCTACACCATTGGCGATGGCTTGTTGAGTAGCGATAGTCTTCTCTCTAGCCGCCTTCATCGTAGGTGTTTCATTCTGAGGAGTGGCAGCATTCATCTGGTCAACCTTCTTGCCAGCCGCATCAAGTTGCTGCTGGGTGAAGACTGGAGCCTGAGTCTGTGCCACCTTCTGTGCCGCATCCACACCACTCTGCTGCTTGTTGAGAACACTCTGTGTAGTCTTCAAGCCATTATTGTGTCGTAACATATCTGATGCTTTCATAGGCTATGCTTTAACTTTCTGTTCTTGCAATTTCACTCCAAGGCTATTCAGTTCACCTTGCGATGGCAACCTAGTAGTTTTAGCCTTCAAGCCAAGAACATCATTTGGATTCTTGGCGATACCATCCAACTGCTCCTGAGTCACATTCATGTTCGGAGCCTTCTTTGCTCCAACACCACTATCAATAGTTGCAGCGATATTGGCAGCAGTACCAGCCACACCAGCAACCGCATTGGCAGTATCAGCAGCCTTCTCAGCTTCAATACCCATCTGCTGGTTCTGTAACTGGTTCTTTCTGTTCATATACTGCTGCTCGATGTTATCCTTTCGGGCATCATTTGCAGCTACAATCTGTGAGGTGGTATCAGCAAGAGTCTTGTTGTTCGCCTCCTTCACAGCAGTAGTGGAGTCTTCTGTACCACCCATCACCGCTTGTCTACCCTTCGCAGCCTTGTTTCTGTTCTTGATTTGCTCCTGCATTTGAGTGAGCAATCGAACGGTATCGGCACGTTTGGTAGGGTCTTCATTATACTTTCTATCATACCATGCCTGATTTTCTTTCTGTTGCTGGGCTATCATCTGCTCCTGCTTACGTCTCGCCTTGCGGTTAGCTACACCACCAGCGATACTGCTTGCAAGTCCAAGACCTGCCCCAATTAACGCTCCTAACATATATATGTATTTTAATTATTAATAATGTGGCAAAGTTAATAATACTAGCCGAAAATCATATTTTATCCGTTAATACTCGTGCTTCTGATTCAATTATTAACGGATAAAACTCGAATATAAATAATAATTAGTACCTTTGCGGCATTAATAGACAGAAAAAATATGGCAACAGAAAGAAATTCTAGAGGTCAGTTCGAGAAAGGTCGAGCAAAAACAGGAGGAAAGCAGAAGGGATATGAATCTCCTATCAAGAAGGAGTTTCGTGAACTCTGTGCCGATTTTTCCAGAGAGGCTTGGGATGATTTCATGGAAGCTTGGTATAAGTGCGAGCCTAAGGATAAGGTATCAACCTTTATCAAGATACTGGAGTTTAATTGTCCTAAGTTACAGACCGTCACTCTTGACGATAAGCGTGAGGTTCACAATGCACTCACCGAGAAGTTAAGACAGATGTCAGAAGAGGAAGGTTAAATTGAATTTATCATAATTAAGAAGAACGATTGTTTTTTTCATAGTTTTTTTTAGTTTATAGGTTTTAAGATTGTTAGGATAACAAAATAGGGAATGCGTGAGCACTCCCTATTCTTTTATTCACTATCAGCGACCACCTCTCGCTCTTCTATCCCCAGCCATATCCGTCTTGGAACCTCGATTCACCGATGATGGCTTATACCTAATTCCTGATTTCGTGTGGCTAGCGTCCATACCCTTGCGAGAAACTGCCCCATACTTTTTATCGTGAGCAGCGTTATGCCGAGCCAATTCCCTACGCTTAGCCTTCTGAGCAGGGGAAGACTCGAAGCGAGTATCATAACGCTTTTTCCGCTCCCTAGCTGCTGGATGATTTCTGTAGTATTCAGCAGATTTACTTACCATAGAACTTTTCTTCTACAACCTCCCAGTCCTCAGCTAAGACATCGCATTGAGTTGGAGTATAGAAACCGACACTGCCATCTTCGCACCGAATGGCAATATACGGTTTGTAAAGAACCATTCCATCTTCATCAGCTATAGACTTTGCTATATCTGTCATAGCAGAATAGCTTGCCGATGGAACAAAGTAAAGGAATTTGTTTCCGCTCCAATTTGCTCTTCTTACAGGAAAACCAGACTTCAAAACACTAATTGCATTACCGAAGTTCATAGCACTAAGCACATGGTAAGCTTCTTCAAATACACTCTTAGGAGACCATGAGCGATAACCATCATTATAAACTACAAGATAACCATCTTCCTCATCGGTTGCGGGCTTAATTTCTCTACCTAGCACATACTGTGCATCTTTTAAAGGCATAGGCTTTGCCTGAACTACTTTCGTGCCAATATATTTTGGCATACTACATAAATTTTCACCCATAATTAAACAATTTAAATTAATTATTTTCCTTATTTTTATCTTCCTTCAACGCATCATCAAGATACTTGTCAAGAGCCTTAATGCACTTATCAGGAATCTTATTAGCATCCTTGTTTTCTTTGAGATAATCAATAGTGCCACCTACTCCATAAATGATAAGCAGACTCTTTGTGGAAGGGATGAATACACAAATAGTTGCACCAAAAACCAAAGCATATATAGAACACTTAACCTTTCTTTTTATCATTTTAAAAGGTTCTTCATAATCAGAACCGAACGTAATCGTCCAGATACCAAAACCAAGTAACACTAAAATAGATAAAAAAACAACAACTTCACCACAAGCATGTAAGTTGCCCAAAACACCTAACCAATATAATTCACTCATAATCTTAAATTTAAATTAATATCTATCTCCAATAAAGTTCACGATGTTCCTTCTTCAACAAATCACCAGTTCTACACCACCAGTCATACGGACTCGCTTTAAGGTACTCCTCAAACTCAGGGCAGTACTCTTCATGAGTAATGTGAGGATAGAAATTAGGCTTGAACTGATGCACACACAGCAAGCCACCATGATTGCCGCCATAAGCACTTGTCGGCATAACATCTTTCGTTTGATGCCATACCTTGTTGAGGTCAATGAGGTCTGCCCCATCCAGTTCTTTCAGGACATCATCAATCTTACCCATCACACGATTCAGGACTTCTGCCCTATCCGTCCCACCCTTCGCAATTAACCACTTGGCATCGCTCAGGGCATCTCTAATCAACATATCCAGTTCCATAAGCCAAAATTTTTACTTGTTCAACTATATATACTATCCATTCTTTACCCATCCCCAAAGGGAGAGGGCAGCAGCAAGGAAAATCTTTATTTAATTATCAACTACTATAAGCAGTAGATTATTCCCTACCAAAGCCTACATAGAACAAAGTTACCCACTTTGTTTGATTCATCTATGTAGGGGTAGTGCCTTTCGGCAGATGGGCACCTGTTGTCAATGGATGGGACAGAGCAGGGTTTACCTACATGGATATATTCTACTAGACTGAGCAGTTTTATATATCGGTCGATAACTCCGAAGAGGACTGCACGGATTGAACCTCGTATGTCTTGTCAAAAACTCTGGGATAAAAAAGAGGAATCCCAAGGTCATGTTGCGCTAACCAAGGGATTCCATATCTCGTAGGCTTAAAGCCTTAAAGGAGGACAAATCTGTATGTGTCAATCGCAACTTTGACGATGCAAAGATAGAAGCTTTTTCTGAAACCACCAAATGCTAAAAAGTGTTGAATGTAAATGAAATTGGATTTTTAGGGAAATAGATATACATTAGATATACGAAATAACACAATGTTAATCTAAGTTAAAGTCTTTTTGAAAATTAATTGTGAATAAGATTTAATTCTTATCTTTGTTGTGGGCAAGTTAGTTACTTTGCAAAGATTAACACTTCATTGTTGCTATTTTGTTACTCGCTAAAAACAAAGAAACTCACAACCACCTACAAATCAGATATTTAACTGACAGAATAAACCATATTGGAATAATAAAGATAGTAAATAGCACACCTTAACCCATCTGTTACCTAATGTATATCAAAT